CCGCGCTCCAGTAGCCGGTGTTGGTCGCTGCGCTCTGGTTGCCCGTGTTGGTCGCTGCGCTCCGGTCGCCCGTGTTGGTCGCTGCGCTCTGGTAGCCGGTGTTGGCTTCCTTCGCATTCTTCCAGTCAACGCGGGCGAGGATGTAATCGACGCCGCGCTTGATGAAGTCGGGGAGTGTCAACTCGGCCACGATGGTGATGTGCGCCGAGGCGATCTTGCTGTCACCGTCATCGCGGTCGATCCGTCCAGATTGCTCGACCAGCGCATACCGGGATGTGCCGGGGCCGTAGTATCCAAATACATCGAACGGTTCTTCGCAGGCATGGAAGCCTTGGCTGCAAGCCTTGATCTCGCCTTCGATCGAGTAGGTCTTGCTGATTTCATACTGAAAGCCGCGGCACTGGAAATTCTGATCGAAGCCTTTGTAGGAAACGATGACCTCCGGTTTCGTTTCTTCCTTCGCCTTCTCGTAACTGGACATGCCCATCACATCACCTCGAAATGTTTGCTGTGCTGACCAACGCGGCAAGCATCAGCGAATTGCTGCGCGAGAACGCACACGACGAGAATGGCTGGAAGGAAGATGAGGAATGTGAACGCAATACCCATCACACACCCCGTCCGGCGTAATAGTCGCGCCGATCTTCATTGCGCTGGTTGCGCGCGAACTCTTCTTCGGATTCTTCCCAATCTGGATTGTCGATTCGGTAGTTGACCTCCACCATGACTTCGGAGAGGGCGCTTGCATCGCCACGCGTAGCCGCGATCAGCTCATAGCCGTAATCCAGATATTCGAGAACGCGGTCGCAAGCGGAGTCCAGATTGCGAGACTCGCTAACGGCAATTTCATCGCCGCCGATTTGCTTGAATGTCAGGCTGTAGGTCGTCACGTCTGCTTTCTCCCGAAGCGATCTGATTGTGTAGAGTTACTACACATCGCATAGTGGAGTCAAGCAATACTATACATCATAGGCAAGAATAATCAGTGCAAATAATCCCATTAAATCAGTGAGTTATTGGGCTATCGACAGCCGAGCTTGGAATAGGCGTCTTTTGCGCCCGTCAAATTCATGTCGATAAATTCGGCGGATTGCCCAGTGAAGAAAACTTCGAGCCGCAATCGCTTGGCTGACTTCAACTTCGCGTTGATGTTCGATTCGTTTCCGGCGAAAATAGGCAGCGTCATGCCGTCTTTAAAAATTGAAATATAGAGTTGACGGATATTCTCGTTATCAAATTTGTAATTGACGCCGACGCGGCCAAAATCTACCGGCGAGCTGAATTTGAATTGCGGGAGAGGGTGGCCACGATGACACTGTACTTCGATATATGGCGTAACAGATTTGCCGAGACGATTAATTGGATTGCCGCGAAGCTCTATCCACGTTTCTTTTTTATCCGACATGCGGTCGATCTGCGTGAATGACCGCCATTCGGCGCTTGCCGCAATGGGCCATAAGAACGTTGCGCAGATTGCAGCTTTAAGAATTGCCGTATTGCGCATAGTGACCAATTACCCGGCCTATAATCTGAACAATGGCAGAGTCTTTTTCAGACGCGGTGAAATTATCCGTAAGCGGAATAATGCCTTGAAATTCTGGATCGTGGGAGTGTGTCTGCAATTCCCAACGCCCATTTTTGTGAGCCAATAATTTGATGGTCGCCTCAAATAACCCGTTTCGCTCGCGCTGAACGACAACCAGGTCTCCGGCTTCTGGCTCACTGGAATCCCATAGGCTTTCGCATATAGCAAAAGCCCCGTCAGGTATTGCCTTATTCACCGAATTGCCAATTACCTTGAGCGCCCCCTGCCGCGATGCGGGAATCCGACTGTTGATGGCTGCTGGCACTGGTGGGTATTTGTCGGCGTCTGCATCGGCGTCAATATTGATGGGTGACGCCTCTCGCCACACTCCGGCGTTCACTTCGCCGGCAACGCGAGCCTTGTGTTTGTCGCCTATGGGTAGTGGTTTTTCTTCGCGTATCTCACGCTCGCCCTTGCCGCTATCGAGCCAGTCGAGACTGAGCCTGGATATTCTTGCGATGCTCCGCAGATTTTCTATGCTGGGCGCGGACGTATTGTTTTCCCATTGAGATACCGACCCGCGCGTAACACCTATTCTTGCGCCAAATTCCTCTTGAGAAACTACGCGCCCACGGCTGTCTCTAACTCTCATTCGCGCGAACCTAATCCTCGCTCCAAGTGAGTTTTTAGCTGGCACTTTCAATTTTCCCATTACGGCTCAATGAACGAGCCAGCCTTACAAATAAACGATAGAATTGCTTGACACTAATACCCAGGTATGTATAGTACTACTTAACATTGAGGTTACTTATTAAGCCTAATGGGGTGCGGGATGGCTGCTTCCACCGATACCGATGATCTCGAACATATGCGCGATCTCGGCATCAACTACGTTCTCGACACGGTTGCCGATCTTGGCGTCGATAGCACCACGAAGATGATGCGCTCGTTTTGTTACGGAATGGCATCAAGCCTAGCCGTACTGAACGGCGAGCGCGCAACTTCCGAATTTCTATACCTGATGGCGGATCATTTTGCCGTGCATGGCATGTCGAAAGATGATTACGACCACATCACCGCGCTTATCAAAACTGCAAATCACAAAACCTAAAGGAATCTGCAATGCGTGAAGTGCCCGCAGATATTCTCGTGCGCGCAAGACGGCTGCGCCAAGAAAACTACTCATGGAAGCGGATTGCAAAGCATCTACGTTTTCCGCTCCATCCGCTCCAAATGAAACTCGACCCGACATATCGGGCGAGAAAGCTGGCAGAGCAGGCAAACACAAGAACGCCTCTGGCTGATTTCGATTACACAATGATGCTTCCGAAAGAGGACGGCATCACTCGCGATCCCGAATACGACCCTAAGCGAGATGGCCCGCGTGAGTGGGCAAGTCGTCAAGCTGAGCTATTGGGAGAGCCATGCAGGGGCAGAAGCGCGCTGGATAAGGCGAGGGCCTCCAAATGAACGAGATATGGAAAATCAATGAAGAGTTTCCCGATTATAAAATCTCATCGAGTTGTCGGGTAATTAGAATCCACACAACCAGCAGGTCTTCTGCCGGAACCGAATTATCAGGCAGGGTTATTCGTGGCTACAGGCTGTTCAAGCTGGTAAATAAAGACGGCAAACAAGTTTATATACGTGCAGCCAGACTGATGCTTATGACTTTTGTTGGCCCGCCCCCAACGGCGACTCATCAGGCTGCTCACAACGATAATCATAAGGATAATAACGCAATCTCGAATCTTAGATGGGCCACACCAAAGGAAAACAACGCCGACAAAATAAAACACGGAACTCGGCAGGTTGGAGAAAATTCCGGCACGGCAAGACTCACCTCACGCGAGGTTCTTGAAATTAGAAAATTATTTGATGCGGGAGAAAATAATCTAACAGCCATAGCCAGAAAATTTGGCTGCGGCAGAACAACTATTGGACATATTATAAATAGCAGAACATGGCATCACCTGCCGCCATGTAGGGCCGACAGGCTATCATCGATGTTTTCCTCGCGCAGAAGCGCTTTAGACAATCGAGGTGCCGGACGATGAAGAACACGCCAGACATTCCGCTCGATTGCCGCGTTCGCGGCGTCGATAAATTGCTTCGCGCGCTTTATGCCGTTCATGAAGATCATGAACTATGTCCCGGCAAGCCAGAGGATGCGCGAAAGCACAAAGTTGAACTGGCGATGCGTAAGCCGCCGGCTAACGAGTCGCCACAGGTAAATTTTTTTCTTTACGCCGTCCTTACTCAAACGGGTGTATCAAAGCGTGAGTTTTTTTCGTTCAGTCGCGGGCTGAAGAAATCATTTGCTCGTAGATTGTTCATTTATCTTTTGCGAAATCATCTCGGCATGTCGTGGCGCAAAATCGCCATATCTCTCGGCGGTTTTGACACTCACGCGATTAGAGACGGATACGCGAAGTTTCTAACAGAATTGCAAGCCGACACAGAAGTTTCGGAGAAGGTCGATAGGATTTTGAAGAAGGCGGAAGCGGCGTGAGTGATAAAGGATACATAGCCTTATCAAGGGGCTTTTTCGACCATCAGATATTTGCCGACGAGCCTTTTACCGAGCGTGAGGCATTCCAGTGGATGATTTTTGAGGCCGCATGGGATGCGCGCAGAGTTAGGCGCGGTCGAGTTGTATTTGATTTGAAGCGCGGAGAATTTGCCCATTCCATTCGTTTTATGGCGACCGCATGGGGGTGGCATGAATCGCGTGTAAGGCGGTTTCTGAACAAGCTAAAAAGCGACGCAATGCTGCATGTCAAACCGACGCGCGACGCGACACACATAACTATTTGTAATTACAACAAATATCAGAACCCGCGACGCACAAACAGACGAACTGATGACGCACAAACCGACGCAATGCTGCATGTCAAACCGACGCGCGACGCGACACACATAACTATTTGCAACTACAACAAAAATCAGAACCCGCGACGCTCCAGCCGACAAACCGATGACGCACAAACCGACGAACTGGCGACGCAAACTAGAACCATTAAACCATTAAACCATTTAACCAGTAAACCAAAAGAAGAAGCGAGGGCCGCTAACGCGGCTGCCAATGCTTCAAAATATATTTTTGAAGGGGCCGTAATAAAACTTAACCGGGAGAACTATTCCCGATGGAAAAACGCCAATCAAAATTTGCCGTTGGATTCCGTGCTGTCGGCCAGAGATGATTGGCTTTCAACCCTACCCACCGATCATCCGACCCGCAAGAATTGGTTTGTGGCGACCTCAACATGGCTGTCGAATAAAAACACCGCTGCAGGGTTGAGGTTATCGGCTGAATTGTCTGCGGCGGCAAAAGCACGACCGCTAACCGGTTACGGTGACCCGAAGCTATGAAAGCCGCCGGCGAATTACTGGCAAGCGCAGGAATTGTTGCGCGGGTAGGAAATCAGAGCAGCGGGTTTTGTTTATGTCCGCAATGCTCTCACGCGAGACAAAGAGCAAATCGAAAAAAACCATGCCTTGGCTGGTGGGCGCGATCTGATTTTGTGATGTGGCATTGCTTCAACTGCGGCTGGAAGGGAAAGAAATTCTATGACGAAGGTGCTTGGCGAAGCGGCACAAAAGTTTTTCACCAGCCGCAAAATCGAAACCGAGACGGCCGCAAGGTTCGGAATCTTTACCGCTAAGAAAAGCGGCGACGAAATCGTACCGGACGCTAGCGGTCAGATTATTGTTTTTCCCTTTGCCAGAAACGGCAAGGAATACGCCGAGAAGTTCCGCGCGCCGGATGAGTCCGGGCGTCATAAGCGCATGTGGCAACGCAAGGGAAGCCAGAGCATTTTTTGGAATGTCGATGTTCTCGACGACCCTCTGCTAGAGGATTCCCGCAACGCTCTAATTATTTGCGAAGGCGAGATTGATGCTCTGACCGCCATTGATTGCGGGTTTCCGCTAACGGTTTCTGTTCCCGCCGGCGCGCCGCCCGAAAAGGAAGATGATTCAGAAGACGAGCAACCTTTATCACCAGAGGCCGAAAAGAGTGGCGGCAAGTTTCAATTTCTATGGCGCTCACGAAATCAACTTAAGCGGATTAAGCGATTTATTATCGCGGTTGATAACGATGGGCCTGGCCAGCGTTTAGCTTCTGAAATTGTTCGCCGCCTCTCTGCCGGAAGGTGCATGTTTGTCACCTATCCGGACGGCTGCAAGGATTTGAATGATGTTCGCGTCAAGCATGGCGCTGATGCGGTGCGGGACGTTATCCAGAACGCAAAGCCGTATCCGGTTAAGGGTCTTTACCGGCTATCCGATTACCCGGAAGTGGGAGAACCCAAATCGTTTAGCACGGGGTGGGCCTCGGTCGATGAATACCTAAGGCTGTGGCTTGGCGAGTTTATGATTATTACCGGCGTTCCGAACCACGGGAAAAGCACATGGGCGCTTGGGTTGTGTGCAAATTTGGCGCGAAGGCATCTCTGGAAAATTTGTGTCGCCAGTTTTGAAATCCCTACGGTTCCGTATTTGCGGGACAAATTGCGGTCTGGATTTATAGGGCACACGCGCGAGGCATGGACGGCGGAAGATATTCAGCGCGCCGATAAATGGATTGAGCGGGATTGGGTTTTTATTGATTATGACCCTCGCTCTGACGACGACGATATTGATTTGGATTGGGTGCTCGACAAGGCGACGGAGGCCGTCTTTCGGGATGGCATAAATGTTTTGCTGGTTGACCCGTGGAACGAGGTTGAACATCGGCGTCGCAAGGATGAATCGCAGACCGAATATGTTGGCAGGGCAATTCGGCAGCTAAAACGATTTGCCCGATCCTACAACGTGGTCGTGATTGTAGTTGCGCACCCGACCAAGGAAGTCGGCAAGGATGGCAAGCATCGCCCAGTCACATTGTATGACGTTGAGGGCAGCGCACATTGGTACAACAAGCCAGATCACGGTGTAATTATTGAGTGCTCAAATTTGGAGGCCAATGAAACGACCGTCTATGTCAAGAAAGTCAGGTTCAAGAATACTGGTCGCCGTGGTCAATTAATTATGCGCTTCAACCCTCACAACGAAACATATTCTGAAATTGATATGTCGCAACCAGTCTATTCCGCAGGAGGCGCTTCGCTATGAGCAGAAGCAGGCAAGAATTGCTTTCGTCGCTGGGATCGCTTTTGGATTCGGCGGTCGCAGAGATTGATTCAGATAATCCGGACAGGGCGTATGAGGAAAGAATCAGAGAGCAAATAAGGATTATTGGATTCGAGGCGGCAACAATAATGAACCTGGAGCAAATGATGGAGCTAGCAGAAGATGCGGCTAGCGCTTCGGGGAAGGATTGGGGCGTGCGCATAGATATTATTGACAAGTGGTGGGACGATATTCGTGACAAAAACGGGTCGCCCTGGCTTGCATAATTCCTCCACGGTTATTCGCATCGTCAAGCACATTCCGTTCGGCTCGTTCTATCCGATCAATCTCAGCGTGACGTTGCCGCACATAGAATTTCTTGAAAAGACTCCGCTTTGGGAAACTGAACGGTGGAATGAGATGGCGAGGAATAGTGCGCTGTCTCAGTTGTCGGAGAGAGTAAAAATATCTGGCGATCAGGGTGTGGTTTTTTCTCCTGAACCCTAGACAAGTTTCGGCAAGCCTGAATGAGTAAATCTCAGCCTAAATATTCAGGAGAATATTCTTGCAGAATTTGCCGGATGGAATTTGTCCTTGCTGTGGGCAAGCAGTTGATCCGCTGAAGCTGTTTATTTTCTCCGATGGGAATATTGCCAGCTACAACGGCGATGCAGTTCATTTATCGAACATGCAGACGACGCTTGCCCGAACCCTAGCGAGAGCTTGGCCGAATGCCGTGCCGCTTCATGGGTTGATTCATGAGATGTATGGGAAGAATGAAATTCCGAGCGCCAAGGAAACCGTGCGCGTTTATGTGAACCAATTGCGTGGCCGATTGCGCCCGCTCGATATTGAAATCCTTTGCGAGAAGGAAAGCGGCTATCGTTTGTCACTACCGCATCAGGTGAGCATTGCGCGCGTGTCTGTGCAGCGCAGGAAGATTGCTGCATGAGTGCTTCACTGAAAGCAGCCACGAGCGGCGGCAAGCGCAGAGAATTAGATTTCTACCCTACGCCACCGTTGGCTACGATTGCACTCCTGCCGCATATAAAAACCTTTCCGCATGAAGTCTGGGAACCAGCTTGCGGGGATGGCGCAATATCAGCAATTTTAGAAGACGCTGGTTTTTTTGTTATTTCGCAGGACTTGGTTGACCGTGGGTATATCGGAACTAAGACAGGTGATTTTCTTGAACGAGAATTTAATTCAGCCAGAGCAATCGTCACTAACCCGCCGTTTAATCTCGCGCATGAATTTATTGCTCACGCTCACAAGCTGAACGTCGAACACATAGCAATGCTTCTTAAGGCCGACTTCTGGAATGCGAAGTGCCGGCAAGAACTGTGGGACACGCGACCACCGTCAGAGATTCTTGGCCTGACATGGCGGCTGGATTTCACCGGCGCAGGAAGGCCGCACCGAAATTGCATCTGGTGTATTTGGCGTCCCGGTTCGCCACAACACACTGAATACAAATTGCTGGCGAGGCCGGAATGAACGTCAGCTTCCATCTTCCCATGCCCATATCCGTAAACCGCATGTACGCGAACAACGCGAAGCATGGGCGCGGGAGATTCAAGACCAAGGAATATCAAGACTGGATTATGGAGGCTGGTTTGAAACTGAACCAGCAGCGCGTCCCCACCTTTCGCGGCCGCTACTTCATGGATGTCACGATTCAAAGACCTGACAACCGAAGAAGGGACGTTTTCAACTTAATCAAGGGAATAGAGGATTTGCTCGTCGGGCAGGGCGTCGTTGAAGACGATTCACTCTGCCAGGGCGGCTATGTGATGTGGGATCAGTCTGGAAAGGTCGTCGGCGCTCGCGTGGAGCTGCGGAACGCATGAAACACGAAATTCTAGCCGATGGCATCGAGATATATTGCGGTGATTGCCGAGAAATTCTCCCTACGCTTGGGAAGGTAGATGCCGTAGTTACCGACCCGCCCTATGGGATTGGAAAAGACGGGCAGAAACAATCGAGCGGTAAGCACGGCGGCAGAAAGGCCTACGAGTTTCTTGGGTGGGATAAGTCTCGCCCAGAGCGCTCTGTTTTTGATCTAATTCTCTCCGCCGCAGACCAGCACCTAATTTGGGGCGGTAACTATTTTGCCGATTTTTTACCGGCTACCGGCAAGTGGCTGGTCTGGGATAAAGGTCAGCGCATCAATCAATCTGATGGAGAACTTGCGTGGACGAGCCATTACGGTGCGCTTCGCATATTTGAATTGAACCGAGTCGCGCTAATGACTGACGGCGCGCTGCACCCGACGCAGAAGCCCGTCGAGATAATGAAGTGGTCAATCGAGCAACTGGAACCAGCGGTATCTATCCTTGACCCATTCATGGGTAGCGGAACTACAGGGGTTGCAGCGGTAAATCTTGGGCGCAAGTTCATCGGCATAGAGATTGAACCGAAATATTACGAGATCGCAAAGAAGCGCATTACCGATGCATTGAAGCAGCCGGATTTCTTTGTCGAAAAACCTAAGCCAGCAAAACAAGAATCAATGTTTTCGAGGAACGCATGACCCGTGAACCCTTACCCTCAAGACGCCCCGCTGAATCATTCGACTTTGAGCATGAGAACATAAGCTATCGGGTGACTTTAGGTTTCTACACGGACGGAAGGCTGGGGGAGTGTTTTATGGCGGCTCAACGTGACGGAACACAAATCGACGTAGCAGCCAGAGATGAATCCGTATTGCTATCTCTGCTTTTACAGCACGGCGCATCATTCAAGAATTTAAGAAAGTCAATGACACGAGAACCTGACGGTTCAGCTAGTTCTCCTATCGGTAAGCTGTTGGATATTTTGTGTGAGGGATAAATATGGAAACCAAACGAAGAGGGAGCAAGAAAAGCATTCTTGAAATCCCACCACGTGAATTTGTGGAATCTGTCTCTTTTTATTTGCAAGAAATAGGCGTGCCCGCAGTGCTGGCCGATATTCTGGTTAAGGGCGGCGAGTTTATTGATGGCTATGCCTCTTGCTATGGCGAGCACTCGTGGGGAATGGGCGTTCCGGTGTTTGGTCGAGATGACGATATGACAATTTTTGTTCATCTGGGCAGCGATCACGTAGCCATGTTAAAAAAAGCTAAGCACCCGGATGTGGTGGGATTAAAATGAGGCGCGCCACACTTGGAATGACGCGCAGGCAACAACAGGCGCTGTCTTTTATAGACGGTTATATCGCCATGTTTGGGTGGTCGCCCTCGTATCAGGAAATTGCTGATGCCATAGGGCTTCGGTCTAAGGGGCGCGTATTTGAACTTGTGCATGCGTTAGAGGCGCGCGGGTATCTTTGTTCTCATCCGAGATTGCATAGGTCAATTAAAATTCTTCCGCAGGAATCCGAGCATGAGCAAACGCACCAAAATCCGCCTAGCGCAGAATAACAATAGGGGGCGAGAGCGGAAGAAAGAGCCGGGGCGACAAGAGCCGGTAACACCAAACAAGGTGCATGACCGGCGCGCCGAAACGTTACTACTAAATGCAAACGTGGCTATCACCGATGTGGATGATCCTTGGGGCGAAAATCCCGGCGATAAGGTACGGGTATTTCGATCAATAAGGCACAATCCGTTGGCAGCTATGTGGGCAGCAGGACAGTTGCACTCCGATCCTGAGATAAATGAAATTCTTAATAAGGCTGGCGAGGCATGGCAGGATTGTTACGAGCGAAGCCAGATTGGTTCATTAAGGGCTACGAACCCGGCCAATCTTGCGCCGCAGAAAAACTGCGGGTTGAGGTCTGAGCTAGATAGTGATGATAGAATCCGCAGCGCAAATAAGATTGCTCACGTTGCTAAGGCGCTGGGCACGTTAATGAACGAGCTGGCGTTTGATGTTTTGGCTTCCGGTCTAACGCTGAGAGACGCTGCTGCTAAAAGAGGGTTATTCGGGGCAAAGGATATTAAGGGTTTGGCCTGGTCGTTTAGGGCAATCGTTTTGCCTACGATAGCGGTAGTATTTGGGTTGATGAATAGGCCCGAGATTCCACATATCGCTGACGAGGATTAAATTCTAGTTAGGGGAGGGGAGAAGTTCTATCGCATCTTGACTGGGGGCCCCCGTCCTCCTACTGAAAACTTACCATCGGCTTTAGTGCCTATTTTTGGCAAGCCGAAAAAGAAATTCAGTGGATTGCGAAGACGCCCATGAGCAAGCGAGCGTTGAAAACGCGCGTAATCCGCTCAATCTCGCGAGGTTATATCCGGGCTCACATAACTCAAAGTGAGTCGTCTATCGGCGCGGTCCTCCATGCGTTTCAATGTATCTCATGCGGCGCTGTTTATCGAGCCGATGATTTTGAGTTAATGGGGCACATCCACCTTACGGTGGACGGTATTGGACCAACCAGTCCGCTCACTAGCCAGTGTGTTTATTCTCCGGATTGCATAGACTGCCGGTCTACAAAGCTAGAGGCTCTTAAGCGTCATCCGTTATGGGATGCGAGTGTGCTTGGGTATTGGCAAGATAAATACAGCGGCGTCAGGCGCGCGGCTAAAGCGCGCGGGATCGTCTTGGCTGTTAAGCCTCAGGATATAGTCGAAAAACATATCGAACAGGGAGGGTTGTGTGCTCTTACTGGACTCGCATTAAGGCTTGGCGACGAGATAGATAGACGCTATTGGCCCAGCTTAGACCGCATTGATAGTTCTCGGCACTACACTTACGACAATATTCAATTAGTTTTGCGATGCGTGAATATTATGAAGGGCGACTTGCCTCCAAGGTTGTTTACCGAGGTATGCAGGAAGGTTGCCGAGCATAGTCAGTTAAAATGCGCGGCTTGATTTCTGACCCATTCGAGTTTGAGCGCGGGCCGTGAACATTCTCCGCTTGCGGAGATGAAGCCATATCGTGAGACGGGCTTAGGCGCGCTCAATACAGTTACCGCAGCGGCGTTGAAGTCGCAGAAACGCCAGTTATTCGAAAGTTAGGCCCATGCAGTCTGGTGCGTTGTGCACGGCAAGCCAGAGGCAGCTGAGGACAGTTGATCGTCGCTACCGTTAGCAAAGGCTCGTTTAGCTATCGAGCACAAGCGGCGGCTGACTAATGATGATCTTCAATCATGGGAGCCGGACGTAGCGCACCGGCCTGCGGTATTCAAATTCCAATTCTCTCGCGGCGTGGAAAGTCTACATGAGCGGATTATATTTTTTGGCTGGCTATGTCGGGCTGAATCTCATCGTTATTTTCGCTTTGTTCCCGCCGAAAATTATCGCTCGCGACCCGATTGATTATTGGGATCACACCCACCCCGGACACGGCACATTTCGCAAGCGCACCAGATTGTATCTGGTCAGCTTTTAGCTAGCGTCCTGCCGAGAGAAGCTAAAACCATGTAGGCGTACATGCAGGCTAATCCACCGCCAGTAATTATTCCAGAAAACATCTACATAGCCTCAGAGTTACATAAGAAACTGGCTTCATGGACAGATGCAGAATTGGAATATCAGGCGGGTAAGAATCCATTTCTGACGAGAGATAACGTGCTTTCGATGGTGAAGGATTTATTTTTGAAATGCATTCATCCGGCGGGCAGGGCGTGAGTTGGTTTAGGCCAAAAGATTATTCCTATTATTTGCTATCGCTTGCTGGCGGCGATGTTGACGTTGTTCGCAATAGTATTTGGGCGGCGGCTGACGGACGAAAATCGGCTGAGCTTCAAGACGTTATAGAAGAAATATTAATTAGACTAGATTCGAAGCGTCACCCCGAACCTGGGAACGCAAACATAAACAACTGTATTGACCCAACAGCGTGACGGAAACGCTTCGAGCTTTTATTAACTGAAATTTATTTAGAGGATATCAGTGGCTAAGAACGGCGGGGCCAGACCGGGGGCCGGTAGGCCCAAAGGCTCAGCGAATAAGAAAACGCAAGAGATCGTCGCCAAGGCCCTAGAGCAGGGCATTACCCCGCTAGAATACATGCTGGGCGTTATGCGCGATGTGGCTGCCGATACTGAACGCAGAGACGATATGGCGAAGGCTTGCGCGCCGTACCTTCACCCTCGATTGCAGGCGGTCGAGCATTCAGGAAAAGACGGCGGGGACATTGGCATTGTCGCGAAGATCGAGCGTGTGATTGTCAAGCCGAACGCTAAGGATTGAAACGGCTGCTGTATTTGAGCCGTTATTAAGCAATAAACGATTTGCCGGCGCTAAAGGCGGGAGAGGCTCAGGTAAATCCTGGTTCTTTGGCGGCAGAACGGTTGAAGAATGCATTGACCAGCACATTCGCTGTGCGTGCCTTAGAGAAACGCAAAACTCCCTAGAAGATTCTGTTAAGCCGTTGCTTGAATCGTTCATCCATAAATATGGACTGGATGATTTATTTGTAATTACTGACCGAGAGATACGCGGTCCGAACGATAGCCTGTTTATCTTCAAAGGTATTCAGAACCACACAGCCTCACGCTTTAAATCGGCTGAGGGGTTTAATCGCGGCTTGTTCGACGAGGCGCAAGAGCTATCGCAGAAGTCTATGGACTTGGCGATACCTACCTTTCGCGCGCAAGGTTCTATTCTAAGGTTTGGCTGGAACCCAACTGCTCCGTCAGATCCAGTTGACAAGATGTTTCGCGAGAACGCGGACGACCCGAATTTCGTCTGTGTTACCGCTAACTATAGCGACAATCCGTGGTTCCCGGACGATTTGCGCGGGGACATGGAGCGCGATAAGCGGCGCGATCCTGAGAAATACGCCCACGTTTGGCTAGGCAAATATCGCAAGCTATCTGAGGCCCGCGTCTTCCGTAACTGGCGTGCCGGCAAGATGGAGGTGCCCAAGGGTTGTCGCCCGTATTTCGGTTGCGATTGGGGCTTCTCGGTTGATCCCACGGTTATCGTTCGCCTGTATCTGATAGGCGAGCGGACAATCTACATCAACGCTGAATCATGGGCGGTAGGTTGCGAGATAGACCGCACACCGGCATTGTTCGATAAGATTGACGGCGGCATGGCGAGGCTCTGGCCTTGTGTGGGCGATAGCTCAAACCCGCAAGCCATTAGTTACATGCGGCGGCATGGCTATCCGAAACTAATCGCGGCCAAGAAGGGGCCGGGTTCAGTTGAGGAGGGCGTTGAGTTCATGAAGTCATACGACATTGTGGTTGACCCCGATGCGTGTCCGCATGTCGTCGATGAGCTTTCCAGTTATTCATACGAGATCGACAAGAAGACTGATGAGGTCTTGCCGGTTTTGGAAGATAAGAAAAACCACACGATAGATGCGTGTCGGTATGCATTAGAGCCGTTACGCAGGGCGGCACCAGTAGCAACATTCGGATGGCAGAGGACGGCATGAGGCTGGGCAATAAAATTGATGAAGCGATGCTTGTGGTTGCTGGCGGGGCAGCTATCGGAATTTTGGTTGGCTGTGGCATTGTTTCCGTCGCGGCGGTGCTCTGCATCATTTCTGGTAGCTGTTAGTTAATGGCTGACACTACGGCGGGCAACGCAAACACAACGCTAGACCCGTCTTGCCTATCGACCGATTCCGAGGTTATGGCTCCTGTCTGGGAGAAGATTCGCGCCATCCTTAGCGGACTTGATGCAGTTCGTGAGCATCGTACCGATTATCTCCCCCGCTTCGAGGGCGAAACAAACGACGAATACAATCGTCGTCTTAACACGACGAGCTGGCGTCCAGAATTTGAAGACGGCTTGCGCAACCTGTCGGCCAAGCCGTTTCAAAAAGATATTTCACTTGCTGATGGCGCGCCTGAACAGATCAAGACATTCGCTGAAGATGTTGACGGCGGCGGCACCAATCTAACGCGGTTCTCGAAAGAGTATTTCGACACTGGCGTTGGTTTCGGTCTTGGGGCGATCCTAGTTGATTACCCCACGATGCAGGCAGGTATAACGCTTGCCGATGAGAAGCAATCCGGCGCTCGCCCGTACTGGTGCTTAATCCAGCCGGAAAACATTATCGCGCTGTATTTTAAGAATGTTGGCGGTCGATCCGTTATCAGCCATTTCCGTTTCCGTGAGTGCTATACGGAACAGGATGGGTTTGAAGAAGTCGAAATTGACCGCGTTCGCGTGTTTGAGATTGCGCCCGATGGGGCCAAAGACAGAAACGGCCAAGACGTATCCGGCAAAGTGCGCTGGCAGGTTTGGGAATCTACGCCGGTAAACACTTCGCAACAGGCGAGCGGAGACAAGAAGAAGCAGGCGTATAGCCTGATTGATGAAGGGCTGATTTCCCTTCCTGAAATTCCCGTTTCGCTTTTTTTCACTGGCAAGCGTTCCGGCAATTTCATCGTTCACCCGCCGCTGCTGTCTCTGGCAGATGCGCAGATAGAACTTTATCAGAAGCTGTCTAATAAGAATGAAATTCAAGCTTTCGCCGGCAGCCCAATGCTTAAGTTGCTGGGCGTTAGCAATGATAGCTTGCCTACTGAAGATGACGGCTCTGGCAAGAAAGTCCCGACCGTTACCGTAAGCCCCAAGAGGGTTATCACGCTTCCTCCCGGCGTTGATGGTGCACAGCCTGACGCTGATTATATCCAGCCAGCAGCAGCCAATATGACCGAGCTGCGCGAGGATATTAACGACCTGATTGAATATATGCGTCGCCTTGCGATGCAGCCGATTACAGACAAGTCGGGCAATCCTACTGCTACAGGACAGGCTATCGACCAAGCCAAGGCGCATTCAACATTGCAGTCGTGGGCACTTGGTTTGAAAGACGCTCTAGAGCTTGCGCTGAAATACACGGCGCAATGGATGAATTTGAATGTCGAGCCGGAAGTTCAGGTATTCACCGATTTCGGAGTTGACGCGACTGGTGTTGAAGAAGCTGCGGTACTGCAAAAGGATGCACAGTCCGGTCAGATTTCGCGTAGAACATATTGGGCGGAATTGCAGCGCCGAGATATTTTGTCGGCAGAGTTTGATGCTGATTCCGAGGAAGAATTGATTAGCCAGCAGGGCGGTGCGTTGGGGGATATGGTTGATCCTTTGGCCGGCCCTAACGCGGGTGGCGGCCAGCAACAGCAAGAGGCTGCGTGACGCCTGAGCAGTTGGCCGAAGAATTATATATCGAGTTAACGGCCACACATCGCGGTCTAATTTATTCCGATGAAAATGTGAAATGGCCGAGGGTATGCCTCCACGGCGTATTCGACGTGCATAAGCTCGCCCGCTCCATTATCAAAAACAGGAAGATTGCTGATGGGTTCTGCGCAAACAGAGTGCTGTAATGTTTGTTATGGAGATGGATCAAATATTAGGGTGTGGCCGCCGCGCCCGATGCCGCTAGCAGAACGGCGCAAGACAGGTCGTGGCACGCGAGAGCAATCATGTAACCGATGCAATGGCACTGGTCGCATTCGCAAGTTCGATAAAGAGTGGATGAAGCTCCTAAAGTCATGGGATGACATGGAGCGAGCCAATCTCCGAGCAAGATATTCTATTTAGCTAACTGGCTTTCATAGGGCTGCTGGATAGCGCCCAAGTGTTGTCGGGGAGGGAATCCCCGGTGATGTTGACGAGCATCGGCCAGTTTATCCAATTCTAGTCTAGTAGAGCGGTTCTCAGATGAGATGTTATTCGCAGCGGTACATGGATAAAATAAATAGCTTACCGCCCGCAACGCGGCGGGATGTTTATTCCACGCTCGGACTTGGGCGACCGCCATTTATGTTTTTCCATCCCTCCGATTGGCTGTGGGCTTGGAGATGCGCGCAGAAAGTTCACATCAAGTTTTCGTTTTGGCCGTTGTCGTGGCAGCTTTATGCTGGTTGGTGGCGGACGCACGGCTGTAGTTTAGATATTGGGCCGTTTCGTCTGTATGTCGGCTGGCGTTGAAATAGTCGAAACGTAGGAGCCGAATTTAAGGAATCGCCCTTTCTGATTTTTGCGCTTGAGGAAAATTTCTAGCAGATGGCTCAATCGCAATCCGTAAACGAAGGCCTATTCGACGCCTCCGTTAGACACAAAGTAAATCTACTCCGTCTCGCCAATGGAACAGTTCGCAAGATACTTGCGATACTGAATAAGACCGATCTTGATCTAGTCCAGCAAATACAAAAGCTGGATCTGAACGATGTTGGCGATGGATTTAAGAAGCGCAGATTAGAAGCCTTGCTAAAGGCGGTTCGCGAGATTTCAGCGGACGCATATCGTCAGGTAAATAATCAGCTTGGCGGGCAGCTATCGAGCCTAGCGAAATACGAGGCTGGCTTTCAGGCCAATCTTCTGGCAAGCACGATTCCGGTCGTTATGGATATCGTGACGCCCGCCGCGCCGTTGCTTAATGCTTTAGCGACACGGGAACCCATTAGCGGTCGGCTACTCAAGGAATGGACTGACAGCTTAAACGCGAATAATTACGCGCGAGTAAGCCAAGCCATCAGACTTGGCATGATTGAAGGCCAGACTACGCCGGAAATGATCCAGCGTATTCGCGGCACGCGGGCACTGAAGTTCAAGGACGGGATTCTTGAAATCTCGCGGCGTTCGGCTGAGGCTCTCGTTAGAACCGCCGTTGCAGACGTTTCCCATTCCGCACGCGATCTTGTCTATAAACAGAACGCGGATATTATTTCTAAAATCCAGTGGGTGAGCACGCTCGATACGAGAACGTGTCCCCGCTGCGCCGCGCTTGATGGCAAGACATACGATATGGGCGAAGGGCCGCGCCCTCCGCTACATATTAACTGCTTCCCTGCGGACACTCTTGTAACGACCCGTGATGGGGTCACGGGTGCAAGTAAACATTGGTACGATGGAGAGCTTTGCGTCATTCGCACTGCCTCTGGCAAGCAGCTTTCCTGCACCCCGAACCACCCGATACTCACGGGCAGGGGGTTCTTGCCCGCGTCGAGCATTGACGTAGGAAGCAATGTAGTTCGCGACCTCGGCCATGTCGGGCCTGTTTTGACTGTCGATGTGGATGACAAGAACGTCCCAGCCAAGATTCAGGATGTAGCGGAGGCGGCGTTCGGTTCCCGCGAAATGTATGCCCGACCAGTGCCAATTTCCGCCGAAGATTTCCACGGCGACGGGGGCGATACCGATATCGCAATTGTAGCGACCAATCGCCTTCTGGCACACGGCGTCGAGCCCTATATTTTTAAGGTGATCGGCAATCTGCCGCTCGTATTTAGAAACGTGTGTCTGGCGTTTTTGTCGCGTCGCAGCCGTTTTTCTACGATGTGCCTCGGTATGGCTCTTTCCTCGAACCGCGTCATGCGCGGCCTTGGCGAGTCTTTTGCGCTCGGCTGGCGTAGAACGTTTCATTCGCTCAGCCTGCTGTTCGGCTCTATTGCGAGGCTTGATACCGGCCATACGCAGGTGTCTGTCTACTGTGGTGCGCACGCAGCCGAAGTGCTTGGCTATAGCAGAAACGCCTCGGCCCCTGTTGAACAGGGCGACCACTTCATCGGTCGGGAGGGAAACGGACGGCATGAATGCGCCGGGCCTTATTTTGACGCCGCGTTCTTTAAGTCTTCTGAGCACGGTGTTGACGCTGACGCCGTACTTGCTGCTGAGATTTGCGCTGGAAAATCCGGCGAGATAGTCCTTGATAAGGTTATCAGTGTTGATCGTGTTGATTTTAGCGGTCACGTTTATAACCTCGAAACAAAAATTGGCGCTTATATCGCTAACGGCATATGGGTACACAACTGCCGTTGTACAACGGTCCCAGTAACAAAAAGTTTTCGCGAGCTTGGGCTGGATGTGGACGAGGTTCCTGCGGGAACACGCGCCTCGATGAACGGCCAGGTACCTGCCACGCAGACTTATGAACAGTGGCTACGCAGACAATCAGCCGAAGTGCAGGATGATGTTCTGGGCGTCACGAAGGGCGCTTTATTCCGCCGTGGCGGGCTTAAAATCCGCGATTTCATTAACAATGCGGGCAAGGAATACACCCTCGATGAATTGCGGAAAGTCGAGGCTGGCGCGTTCAAAAAGGCTAATTTAGCCGCGTAAACTATAGGCTTTAACTTATAGCAATCCTCCGGATTTATGGGTTAAAACCTATTCTCGATGGATAGTAAGCGCTACATCCGCAAGCCCCGAACGGCTAAAGACAAGCCGGATAATTTGGCTGTAGTTGGCGAGGATGGGGATAAAGTCATCCGTCCCAGGAAGCGCGCATTCGACGATCCGCAGCAGATTGTATGTTCCCGCTGCAACGGCAGCGCGGTGATTAAACTGACGCTCGCACCATTTAGAAATGAGAGCGGGGAGTTGTCTGGCGGGACTTCGATATATGCGTGCGCCTTATGCTATCAGAAGGATGGCGAGGTTATCGAGTTGGCGAAAGCCTGATTTATAGAATTTGCCGTCTTAGCTCAGTTGGTAGAGCAGTAGTTTTGTAAACTTCTGGTCGTGGGTTCAAATCCTACAGGCGGCTCCAAGTTCTAGCTGAGGTGAGAACGGCCTCCTCACACTCCATAATCCTCGCGTGGGTTAGGGGAAAGTAGCTCTCCGAGTTTGGTGACGCCAAACCCTCGATGCGATCAGCATTGAGAACGTACAAGCGGTAAAGAGCGAAGAGATGCGGGAAGTAGGGCACCCCGCCAGCTAGATATTATTTCTGAGCGTAGCTCAATCGGGAGAGCATCGCGTTTGGGGCGCGAGGGTTGGGGGTTCGAGTCCCTCCGCTCCGACCAAATTCTAACACGCGGCCCGCAACACCGCTGGCAAGGACGCTTCGGGGTCTTGACCGCTGGCAGTGGTGTCTAAGCTCAAGGTGTCCGCTGCTGCGGTTGAGCGGTTGTTGCCGCATCGCATTTATTCGGAGACAAACTTGATTGAGGCCATGAGCGGGTGATTACTCGCCCGATATTGATTAGTGCGTTTCTTCTAATCTCATTGCTCTCAACAAGGTTTCTCCCGCGCGAACATATGCCGGTCACTGGCTGGCGATTATCAGACAACATCGTTGATATACGCGGCGGTGTTTCCGACGAACAGATAGACCAATTCCTGCAAGATGTTTTAATTGCGGGCGCTCTATCTGAATATTTCGATTTGAGTGGCGTCGAGGTCAACTTGAATACGATGCCGTATTGCTACTCGTTAGATAAACAAGACAACGCGATTGTGGTTGAATGTCCTCTGCCGTGAATGAACGATCAATCTTTATAGGCTTCGATCCGAGAGAGTCCGCAGCCTTCGCAGTTGCAAGACATTCGATCAAGAAATGGCTGACGCAGCCGATCCCGATTCAGGGGTTGGTTCAATCGGATCTGCGCGCGCAGAATTTATACTGGCGAAAAGAAGAAGTCAGGGCGAACCCTAAAGGAACGGGCTTCCAGAGATATGATGTTATCTCTGACGCGCCCATGTCCACGCAATTTTCGCTTACGCGGTTCATTGTGCCGTATCTGGCGCAGACGGGTTGGGCGCTGTTTATTGATTGCGACATGCTGGCTCGTCCGGGCTGCAATCTGGTGCGGCTATTTGAATACGCGGAAACGCAGCGGCATAAAGCGTTGCTTTGCGTTCAACATGATTACGCGCCCAAGTCTGATATTAAAATGGACGGGCAAGCGCAGACTAAATACGCGCGAAAGAATTGGTCGTCAGTCATGCTGTTTAACTGCGACCATCCCGCCAACAAATCGTTGACGATTGATCTTGTGAATAACGCAAGCGGGAAGTTCCTGCATCAATTCGGGTGGCTGTCTGATAATGACATTGGCGCGATAGGCAGGGAGTGGAATTTCCTCGTAGGCGAGTACGATGAGAAGTTTCGCGGTGAGGCCAAGCTGTTGCACTACACTTTAGGCACACCAGATATGCCGGGATACGAAGATTGTGAGTTCGCCCAAGAGTGGCGAGACGAATTAGACAGTTGGGCGCTCTAGTATCGGCCTTGGCGATGCGCTGATCGCGACCGGCCTAGCTCGTGGCGCGAAGGCAAGAGGAAAGCGAATAGCTTTCGGCGATAAGCTGAAAATCCGCTGGAAGACGTACGAATACGAAATCTTTCGCAACAATCCGAACGTAGCGCCACCCGGTTCAGAGCGTGAACCTGACATTGAGTGGGTTGCCCACTATGCCGGTGACCGCCTCTATAATTTCTATCCCGGTGGCGATCATTGGGTATGGCGAGACTTCAAGCCGATACCCGGTGAGATATTTTTCGATCAAGACGAATTAGATTTCGGCAAACAGTTTGGCTCTGGCTTCATCGTCATTGAGCCGAATGTACCAGAACAAAAATCAGTAGCGAACAACAAACGCTGGCCGTTCGAGCGATGGCAGGCGGTAGCCGATCAACTACGCAAAGAGGGGCATGAAGTTGTCCAGTTCAGGCATAGCGGCGGCCGTGTTCTATCAGGCGTGCGTGAAATCAAGACTCCGACATTCAGGAAAGCACTTGCAGTCCTGCAACATGCGAAAATGTTTATGGGCTGTGAAGGCGGTATGCACCACGGCGCTGCTGCTGTTGGTATTGGCGCTGTTGTATTGTTCGGAGGTTTTATCAGCCCTGCTACTACTGGGTATGATTTCCACGCCAACATATTTACGGGCGAGGGCGGCGTGGCGTGCGGAAAGATCATTGACTGCGAACACTGTAAGCAAGCCATGCGAGCAATCACAGTCGAAAGAGTATTGGGCGAGGCACGTAAATTAATTGCTTCACATCGTAACGTGGCTGTGGGGCAACAAATACCCGCCTGAATACCAGTCCAGATTATCTGCTGCACTAAAACGAAATATCAATCAGGACTACGAACAGCATTTCGTAGCGCCTGAGATCGAAGATTTACCGTACACGGAAATCCCCGGCTGTTTTTGCCGTCTGCGCATGTTCGATTATGCGTGGCAGGAACGCATGGGGTTCAAGCCCGGTGACCGTATCGTCCAGGTGGACGTTGACACGATCATTACCGGCAACCTCGATACGCTGTTTGATCGAGGCGAAGACTTTGTGATTATGCAGGGCGGCAGTTACCAGCCATGCCCATATGACGGCGCTCTCTGGATGCAGCGCGCATATACGAATGAAGAAGTTTGGACGGGATTTAATCTCAACGAAGCCGCCAAGACTCAATTCCATGAGTTTCCAGACGATCAGGGCTGGCTAGCTTCTACGCTTCCCGATGCTGCGGGTTGGCAATGCGGCGATGAGGTTTTCGTTTACAAAAAACCCGGCTGGCCGAAAGACGATATTTTACCGGAACGCGCAAAGCTGGTGACATTCGCCGGCAAGCGAAGGCCGGATCAGATTCAAGATTTAGATTGGGTTAAAGAGAACTGGATTGGTGATGGCGAAGAAAACTAAAGTGCAAAGCGCTGCGATTGTTACCATCAAGAGCGCTGATGAAATGACGCCGAAGGGCCGAAAGGAAATCGCCGCTTGGTTGCGGATGCACGCAAATTACCTGACTAAGTATGGCGACAAATACTCTGGCCGCTTTATTGGCCGCTATCTTTATGCCGATTAATTAGTGAGTTGATTGACCCAAAGAACGTCGCATTATTTATTCCGAAGGGCCTCAAGGATTTTAAGCTAGCCCTATTCAATAGAATAGCCGGGTACATCGAGCGGCGCGGCGGCAGAGTCGTTCGGGATAACGAAACTGCATTACGTTACTTGCCGGCACACACCATTCCGATTGTGGGTGCTTCACCGAGGCTCGCTCCGATAGTTCGGGAATGGCGCAAGAGCGGTAAGCAATGGATAGGATGGGATCGCGGGTATTTCCGCAGAACCCACGCTACTTGGTTGCCCAGAGGGTTTGCTGGCGGGTATTACCGCTGGACGCTCAACGCATATCAAATGCGGTCGATACGAGACGTTCCTGGCGATAGATGGAATAGCCTGAAGCTGCCCTTAGAGCCGTGGAATCGTAACGGATCGCACATCGTTCTAGCGCCACCGACAAAGACTTATATGGCGTCTCATGCCTGCGAAGGCTGGATAGAGAACACGCTATTTGAATTAGCCAAAGTCACAGACAGACAGATTGTCATTCGTGACAAGGAAACAAAACGGCCATTACAGGATGACTTGCGAAACGCGCATTGCCTTATCGCGCATGGCTCTATTGCTGCGGTTGAGGCGGTTATTCTTGGCACACCTGTATTTGTTCACGCTGATTCCGCTGCCGCGCTAGTTGGGCAGACAGACTTAAAACAAATTGAGACGCCGATTTATCCAGACCGTGAACAATGGTGCTGGTCGCTGGCCTATTCGCAGTTCACCGAACAAGAGATGATTGAAGATACCTTATGGCGCTTGATCCAGTAGCAGAACAGAAGTTTGCGAGCGAGCTTGTTAAGCGTCTTCCGGCTAAGGTGCGAGTTGGCCCATTCGATTTTGCTATTGAGAAATGGTCGCCGTCTCGTAGCGCCGAACGATCAAGTTACGGCGAATGCTCCACGATCGAGCAGCGCATTTCAATTCAGATCGACCATGTAACGCGGTTTAAGGCAGTCGATACTGTATTGCACGAAATTAGCCATGCAATCTTTTGGGCATACGGCATCGAAGATGAAGATAAGGAGGAGCGCATTGTCGGCACATCCTCTAGCGCATGGGCTGCTGTTTACCGCGACAATCCTTGGCTGATTGACTGGATTAAATCAGCGAAACTTTGAAGGCTCTAGTTGTCGGTTGCGCCGAATGTGTCTGGCGCGACGTTGAGATTGCTAAATCCCTAGGCCAATTCGACAAGATCTATTGCGTAAAACTAGCCGCAGTTCATTGGCCGGATAAATTCGATACCTTTGTGACGCTCCACCCCGAGTGGATCGAAGACTATAAAAAACAGCGTCTCGCTCTCGGTTATCCGATGGAGTTCGAGACTGTAGCACCATTAGACGGTGAAGTGGGGCGGCACGCGAAGCATGAGCCGGACAGGCGTGTTTCGTATCGCTTTCCCGGAATGAATGCTTCCGCCAGTTCTGGAATTTATGCCGCAAAAGTCGCGCTGGAAGATGGCTGCGACCGTATCGTGCTGGCTGGCATTCCCATGCAGGCAGAGCAGGGGCATTTCACACGCGGGAAGGAATGGACGCAATGCGATGCGTTCCTGCGTGGGCTAAAGGACGCTGTACCGTATTTGAGGAATAACGTCCGCTCCGTATCGGGGCTGACGAAAGAGCTTTTTGGCGAGCCGTCGCCAATATGGATTGCGGGTGAGCCGCAATAAACACGGCAGAAAGCCGCCGAGAGGGCTGGCTGATTATCACTAGGACAGGGAATGTCTCTTAAATTTGAAATTGATACTCTTGATGGTTTGGAAGACGCGCAGAAGGCGCTTTATGTAGAGAAAGACGGCAAGTTTCGTTTGGCCGTTGATGGCCTTCCTGAACCGGAAGACACCGCAAGTCTTAAGTCTGCCTTGCAGAAGGAACGCAAGGCGGCAGCAGATGCAGCCAAGCGCGCCAAGCAGTATGAGGGACTCGGACTTAGCGCGGAAGAAATTGCCGAGCTGGTTGAGGCCCGCAAGAAGGCCGAAGAAGACAAGGCCAAGAATGCCGGTGAATGGGACAAGCTGAAAAATCAGCTTAACGAAAAACACCAGAACGAATTGAAGCAGCGCGATCAGTCCGTTGCTTCCATGAAAACCACGCTCGAAAAACACCTGATTAACTCTCAGGCTGTATCCGCGATTGCTGCGGAGAAGGGCGTTCCTGAATTGCTCCTGCCGCATGTGCAGCGCCTCACGCGGGTGGTCGAGCAGGATGGCGAGTACGCCGTCCAGATTGTTGATGCCAAGGGTGATCCTCGCATTAACGCAAAAGGCGAACCGCTCACCATTTCCGATCTCATCAAGGAAATGAAAGCGGATGTGAATATCTACGGTCGAGCGTTTGAAGGCTCTGGCCAATCGGGCGGCGGGACGCGCTCACAAAATGATGGCGGGAAGCCTCTTAACAACAGCGGCGTTCCTAAGTCTTGGTCAGAAGCCAAGACCGACGAGGATAAGGCCGCGTACCTCAAACATAAACGCGAAAATAAATAGCAAGGATTTATACTTAAATGGCTTTGACCGATATGAAGGTCTTCAACGACTTCGTTTACGATACCGTGACGGAGACTGTAGACCAGGAAGTTCAGAAATTTAATGCCGCTTCGCGGGGTACCATTACCCTGACCTCGAAGCGTAACGTTGGCGATTACGCCATGAAGGCGTCGTTTGCCAATATCTCCGGCCTCGTGCGTCGGCGTAATGCTTACGGCTCCGGCTCGGTGAACGCGGTTGCGCTCGCCATGTTGCAGAACAACAGCGTCAAGGTTGCCGGTGGCACTCCCCCGATCAAGTGGGAACCGCAGCAGCTCACCTGGATTCAGCAGAATCCCGAAGTCGCCGGCGTTGTCATTGGCGAGCAGCTTGCCAAGGCGATGTTGCAGGACGAGCTTAACTCCGCGATTGGTGCGGCTGCGGCTGCGGTGCGCAATGTTGGTACTGACGTTACCTACACGGTGCCGTCGAACGGCACGCTTACGCTCAACGGCCTTAACTACGGTTCTGCCAAGTTTGGCGACCGTGAGCAGGCAATCAAGGCGTGGGTCATGCACTCCAAGCCGCTGTTCGATATCCGCGATAAGGCACTGACCAACTCGACCAATTTGTTCGAGTTCGGCACGGTGCAGATTCGCGAGGATGGCTTTGGTCGCGTGTTCATCATCACCGACTCTCCGAGCCTTGCACAGCACATTGTCTCGCCTGACGTTTATGATTACGTCTCGCTTGGTCTGGTCGAGAACGCGATTATCGCTGAAGACAACAACGACTTTTTCGCGAACACCGAAACGACCAACGGCCAGGAGAACATCGAGCGCACCTATCAGGCGGAATGGACGTTCAACCTCGCTCTCAAGGGTTACACCTGGGATACGGGTTCGGGCAGCCACTCGCCGACCGATGCGGTTCTCAAGACGGGTACCAACTGGGATAAGACTGCGACGAGCATCAAGGATACGCTCGGCGTAGCGGTTGTTTCCCGCTAATAAATTTGAGGGGCGGGGATTTTCCTCGCCCCTTTTTCTTTCAGCATATTAGGAAGCTAAATGCAGACCATCATTTTCTATGGGCGTAATGGAGCCGGGGCGAAAGAACGAGCCAAGGAATTACGTGGCGAAAAGAAAAAGGTGATGGTTTGCGATGTGACGGTTTGGGAAGGCACGAAAGACGGCGATCAAGCCGAGATTATGGATTGTGTCTCGTATTTCGACCGGCAGCGCATTGAGCATGTGTTTGGCGTAGGTGCACCAGAGCCGATTGATGAAATTGATCCTGCCGAGATAGCCAAGATTCAGGCGCGTGCCGATAGGGACATGGCTGGCAAGGATTATCGTTCGATAGAGAAGATCGAGGATATTATTGCGCCTCCCAAGAAGCGTGGCCGTCCCCGCAAGAATAAGGACGCGGCCTAATGCCGTCGCCTGATATTGATGTGTATGTTAGTGTGAACGAGTTCAAAGCGTATCACAACGCTCGCGGTAACGATATTACAGATTATTCCGATGAGGCTATCGAAGCGGCGCTAGTGCGTGGCTCGCAGTTTATTGATGCGCAGTACGGCGCGAAGTTCCCAGGCCAAAAGACTGGCGGACGCTCGCAGACGTTAGCTTGGCCGCGTGAGTTATATGATGGCTCATATGTAAGGGATCAGGAGGGCTTTGAAATCATGCCCGATGAAATCCCGGTAGAAATTCAAGACGCGACATGTGAGGCGGCGCTAAGAGAAGCCGCCAGCCCCAATTCGCTGATGCCAGACTTAGAGCGGGGCGGTGCTATTACGCATATGGCCGCTGGCTCGGTAGAGATTGATTATGCGACGAACGCGCCTAGCCAGACTACATTCAGTATTATTGACGGCATTCTCGCTGGGCTACTTGGCAATGTTCGGACTAGTGGTGTGGCTTTTGCTCGCGTGATGAGGGGTTAGTATGAAGCGCGGTGAAATGGTTGCAACGCATAAGCGAACCAAGAAGAAAATGAAAAGCATTAAAGTTTCCCCGCTGAAAATTACTTTTGCGTGGTGGTTTCGCCCCATCGCCCCCGCCATTATGTGGGCTGCTGACAACGCCAAGCGGTTTCATCTCGGCATCGTTGAGGGTATTTCGTGCGACATGCTGCGGTATGGCTTGCGCATTAACGGGAAGCCGCTCGGCAAGTGAGTTCTCCTCTTGAAGGTTCCCTTGCCAAGACAATCGGCAAGGCATTCAACAATCTGTTTCTGAATGCCACGATATTTCGCGAGGTGGCTATTGATAGCCCCGCACCAGCACCGGGCGAGCCGGCACAGACTGTAACGCAGACTTTTAACTGCAAGGCGATTACGGAGGAGTTCTCCGATTACTACAAACTGCAAAATCTTGTTCAGGCGAATGAGCGAAAGATTCTGGTGCTGGCTGACTCATTGAATACCGAGCCGAAGCAGAACGACAAGATCGCCATTCGCGGAAAAACTTATACCGTTGTTTCCATCGGTACAGATCCAGCTAAAGCAACGTGGGAATTGAGGGCTACCAGCTAATGGATGACAAAGTAATTCTCCTGCCAAAGCATCCGATCAAGGCGGGGCCGGAGGCCGAGGCGGAGTATCGCGCTAATCATCCAGACAACCTTATAGGATTCACAGGGGCCACATTTTCAGAAATTCCCGTCGAATCTGTTCTCGATGGGGCCAAGCCCGAGAAGCTGGCTCAGGTAATGATTATCGGAATGCGTGAGGATGGTTCGACCTATTACGCAACGTCATATTCCGATATTGGCGAGATGCTTTTGCAGACAGAGATATTTAAGCGGCAGATGATCGAGACCGTCATTGGCGGCTGACAATACCAATAAGTTTATTCTCGAAATCGGAGACTGGCTAAAGCAAGCCAAGCAAGACGGGGACAAGATACTCCGCAAGGTTACACTCGATCTTTTCTCGCGCGTAGTCCTGCGCTCTCCGGTAGATACCGGAAGATTCCGCAATAACTGGTATCCGTCCATCGGCGCGCCTGTCTCGCAGACGAATGAGGGCGTTGACCCCGCTGGCGCAAAGACCATCGGCAAGATTTCAAACATAGCGGCTACAGCGAAGATGGGCGACATGATCTGGATGACGAATAGTCTTCCTTACGCATGGCGGCTCGAAACGGGATGGTCGAAGCAGGCTCCCGCGGGGTTTGTGGGAATAACTGTTTTAGAGTTTCAGTCACTCTTAAGCAGGGCATCTAAGTCAACCAAGACATTTGGTTAAGCTACATGCTTCCACCTCTGTCTGTTGATTATCTTGGTGATGGCCTTTCTTCCAATCCCGTAGTCGTCAGCAATTTTTTGCTGAACTTCCCCGGCTAAGGCTCTTCGTCGAATATCAATTACATCAGCCTCGGTGATTTTAGCGTTCGGGCACATTGATCCAACGGCATTTTGATAGATCCTGTTGTCGTGAGCGTGTTGACAATTCTGGCTAGCCGTACACCACTCTAGATTAGACCTGACGTTATTATTCTTGTTGCCGTCGATATGGTTCACTTGCGGTAAGTGATTTGGGTTTGGAATAAATGCTTCAGCAACTAGGCGATGTACGTATCGCTTAGAACATTTTGAACGTCTGGAAAGAAGAACAAAAACATAACCCTGCTTTTGAGTCTGCCACGCAAGTCGTTTGCTTGGAAATTCGCGAACGCGACCGTTACTCATTTTAACAGTTCTATTTATTGATCTTACATTTCCGAGATTTGAAACCTCGTAGATGTCTGAAAAATCTATGATTGGAATCCAAGTTTCTTGCATGGGGGATGCTCCGCTTGTGAAGCAAAATTATAACGAAAGTCACGTAACGCGGCGTAAATGTAATTATTAATGGCGGCAGAGGTATCAATTCTAGCTGCGCTGAATACGCAGTTAGCATCGCTGGTTTTCTCTCCGTCTATTCCAGTCTCGTATCCGAATATTGATTTTACCCCGCCTGCAGCATCGAAAACAGCGAAATATCTTCGCGTTTCACATTTGCCGGCAGACACATTCGCGGCGTCTATCGGAAAATTAGACAGCAACAAGTATGCGGGTCTTTATCAGGTAGACGTATTCATCGGGAATGGCGCAGGCGAGCCAGCCGCAGTCGCGATTGCAGAACAGATCATTGCCAAGTTCAAACGCGGCACTCGTTTAACTAAAAACAATTTCACGATTGAAATTCAAGACCCTCCGTCTCGCCTGCCTTACCTGCAGGACGCGGAAACCAAGGCGTGGTGGATGCTTCCAGTTCGGATTGCATACGTCTGCTACGCGAAAAACCCGGCCTAACAGCCGATCACTTTATATTATGGAGATTGATTAAATGGCCGTTGGAGCAACCGCCGGTTCTAAACTTTATATTGCGCCTCCGGGCGCTTCGCCTTCGCCCGATACTTTTGTTGAAGTTGGCGAGATCAACGATCTCGGTTCGGTCGGCCCGAATTATACGCCGATCACGATTACCTCGATTGGCGACCGCAATGAGCGCACACTGAAGGGCACGAAGACTTCTACGCAGTTGCAGGTGAAGCTCAACCGCGATCCAGAAGATTCCGGGCAGGCGCTTATCAAGACCGCAGCGGATAGCGACGATGACTACAATTTCAAGATTGTGCTCAACGACGATATTGCGCCGCTGACGAACCCGACCACGATCACGTTTGAGGGCAAGGTTATGTCCTACACCGTCGATATGGGCGGGCCGAATAACCCGGTTGGCGCTACCGTCAATATCGGCGTGAACCCGGCGACATATAGCGAAGTTTCCGCAAGCTAATTAAGGTGATTGATGCCAGTGAATCCCGGTGAAGTTGAGATTGAATTGAATGGGCGCAGAGAGGTTTTGCGTCCAACCTTGAGGGCAGCCAAAGAAGTAAATCTGCTCGGCGGGATTGCTGGCGCAATAACCAAATTGGCATCTGGCGATCTTGAGGCATATATCACGGTTGTTTGTGCTGGCTTAAAGAAGCGCCGCACCGATATTGAAGATGATGTGTGGGCTACCGGCATGGAGCCTCTAGCCGAACCGCTTTCTAGGTTTGTCAGTATTCTCGGCAATGGCGGCAAGGAGCCGAAGCGCAACGAAGGCGAGCCGCGCGAGGGGGAAGCCTAAGCCACTCGGATTATTTCGAGTGGCTTGAAGGACTAGGCACCGGCTGGATCGGCTGGACAGAAGATCAAACGCTTGACACCACGATGCAGGCTATCGAGCGAGCTTATAAGGCTCGCGTCGATATGCTCCGCGCAATATTCGGCGGGGACGATAAGACTGCCGCGAATGAGCCGGAGATAAAACCGGCCAGTAAATTACTTTCTGCGCTACGCAATCATTTTGGAAAAAGATAGACGCATAAATGGCCTCACTTGATCTTGCAGTTAATTCCTCTGGCGCAGTTCAAGGTTTTAATCAGGCCACCAGCGCGTCTAACAAATTCATTGTCTCGGTGCAGGCCGCAACAAAGGTTGCCCGAGATTTTGCGGGTGGCTTCGCTCAGGGTGTTCGCGAGGGCGTTGCTGAATACAGGGCTGCTAATACCGCAGTAAACGATACCGCCAATAAGATGAACGCGGCGGATAAGGCCGCTCGTAGCTTTGCAGATACCCTAACGCGGCGCTTGATTGTCGGTTATGCTGTCACACAGCTACGCAACCTCGGTTCGACGCTATTGCAAATCAATGCGCAGTTTGCGGCGTTCGGTGATATCTCCTCACGTCTTGGCGCTAGCACTAACGCGGTGGGAGGTCTGTCGCGGGTTGCTGGAGCGAACGGCGTAGATACACAGACGCTTCTCAAGGATATTACTGCATTTGCCGGCAGGCTTGATGAGTCTCGCCAGTACGCCGCCGAACTTGGAAATCTGTTCCACGCTAACGGCCTCACTATTCGTCGAGATGTGCTTGATAACCTGGAACAGGTTGCAGACCTGGTTCGCAATGCCCGCACGGAGTGGGACAAGCTGAGCATCCTGCAGCAAGCGGGTATCTCTGCAACGAGAGAAAATGTCCGGCTGTATGAGCAGGGCGGCGCTGCTTTGCGTGCGCAGGTTCAGGCGGCAACTGATCCTGCATTTGAGAATCTGGCGAGACAGGCGGAAAATTTTAGCAGGAAATGGAACATTGCTTGGACTAACTTCAAGCAAGACGGCCAGTCCGCGTTTCTTTCACTTACTGGTTTCTTCTCTCGCTTAAGCGACGAGGCCGATCAGTTTCTGAATAAAATTACCAACGGCGCGGTCGCAAAGAACCTCCTTAGCGTTCGGTTGCAAAATGGCGCAACTGGAAAGAACGCTGATTTTTCTGACTTCTCCGGCATTGACAGATTTATATCGGATCAGGGCGGAAAATCTTCACCCGCCAATAATCCTCAGGTTCAGATCGCGCAAATGCAGCTAATCAATCAGCGCATTTCGCTGCTTGGCGACCTTGCGACAAAGACCGATCTAGTTACGCAAAAGCAGAATGAGCTTAATATCGCTTCGTTGAACGGCGTGAGTGTTTCGGCGTCGGTCAGACAAGCAATCATTTCTGAAGTCGCCCTGAAGAAAGACGCGGCTGACGCCAGCGTTCGCCTCCAATACGGCCTCGCCACTGAGGCTGACATTCGTAAGCAGATTCTCGCCTCTATTCCTCCCGCCCAACGCGCAATCGCAGAACAAACAGAAGCCTACCGCAAGCAGACCGAGCAGCTTCGTATGAATAACGAGGTTGCCGCTGCTGCACTCCCCGGATTGAAACAACTAGAGCTGCAATCGAAAGATATTCGTATTCAGCTCGATCAGTTGGGGCAGGGGATTACTAATGGAATTTCAGGGCCGCTTGTCGATCTCGCATCCGGTGCAACAAAGGCTGGCGATGCTTTCCGGCAGATGGGCCTTAACGTCATTCGCTCCATCGAGCAGATGATTGTGAATATGACGATTGCCGCCCCCATTGCTCGCGGGCTTATGTCGATCCTGTCACCGTTCACTGGTGCATCTGCGGTATCGGCTTCTGTAGGCGTTCCTAGCTCTCTTGGCGCACTTTATGCAGATGGCGGTGTGCAATCTGGCCCCGGTATTTCCGCTTTCAGCAACCAGATTGTGGACCGCCCAACGATCTTCCCGTTCGCCAAAGGCATTGGCTTGATGGGCGAGGCTGGCGCGGAAGCGATCATGCCGCTTACTCGTATCGGCGGGAAGCTCGGCGTTAGGGCTGACGGTGCCAAATCAGGCGATACCTACATAGACATGAGCGGGATGCAAATTTCACTGCCGGAAGACCCGAACGGCAACGACCCAACCGGCGCGACTCGGGCATCATCTGTGGCCAAGGCTCTTGAGGGCACCGTGCGCGGCATGGTGCGTAGTGAGCTAATCAAGCAACAGCGCCCCGGCGGCGATCTCAACAGGGCGTCCGCTATTTAATGGATACCTTTAATCCGTCCGTCACCCCGCAGACCAGCGGAACAAATAGAACCACATCGGCGGCTGTCAACACGGCACAATTTGGCGACGGATATTCTCAGCGGGCGAGGGATGGGATCAACTCCATCTCTCGCTCTCTTGTTCTGAATTGGGATTATCTCACATTCGACGAAGCCGCAGACCTTGATTCCTTCTTCGAGGCCCACGGTGGGGACGAGGCGTTTCTGTATTGGGTAGCGGGCGATAGTGCGCAACGCATGTGGACGTGCGCTGGCTGGCGGAATGGATATGAATATGGCGTGGGCGGTTCTTACTCCGCTACGCTGAAAGAGGTGTTTGATATTGTCTCTTGAGGCGCATGTTCAAAAAGCCTCACTTGGCTCTCATGTTGAACTGATAGACATTGATCTAACCGCATTGGGCGGTGTTGTTCTTTATCTCGTTCCAGCGCCATTGGTGACGTTTGCCAGCGGCGAGGTTATTCCAGAGGCCGTTACTTGGCGGGGTAATATCTACACTCCGCACCCGTTTGAAACCGATGGATGGGAGTGGGGCGGCGATGGGCCAGCACCAACACCTAAATTCCGAACGGCGAACGTCGATCTTTCATTTACTGGATTGAATATCCAATACAACGATCTGGTAGGTGCCACGCTTACTCGCTGGCGCACGTTTGATCGGTTCCTTGACGGAAAGCCAGAGGCAGACCCCGATAGCCATTATCAGGTTGACGTTTTCAAGATAGACCGCAAATCGCTTCAGACAAAAACGATTGTTGAATACGAATTAGCCTCTCCCATAGATCAGCAGGGCGTTTTACTGCCGACCGATGCCGTCCTGAAAAACTCCTGCCAGTGGACCTATCGGTTCTGGGACGGCAGCGAATACGATTATTCCAAAGTCATTGGCTGCCCGTATGTCGGCGTTGATATGTTCGACGTGAATGGTAATTCCACTTCCGTTCCGTCTCTTGATGTATGCGGCAAGCGCGTTTCGGATTGCAAAAAAAGATTTCCAACTGGCTCGCTTCCTTTTGGCGGGTTCCCCGGCGTTGCGCGGATTAGACAATAATGTTCGGTGAAGAAGTTGACTTGGCTGCCCGCAAGCACGCTATACGCAAAAGCCCAAATGAGTGCTGCGCTGTTATCAGAGGGGGCCAGTATATCGAATGCGAAAACATCGCTGATAACCCACAACGCTCGTTCAAGATCAAACCGGAATTATTAATAGGCGCTGAGGCCATCGTGCATAGCCACGTTGCGCAAAACGGCGATGGGCCGCATCCATCAGCCCTCGATATGCAGGGCATGATTAGAACAGCAATACCTTGGGGCATCGTCTGGACGAACGGCAAGGCCGCTCATGGGCCTCTGTGGCTTGGCGATCATCTTCTGGATGTTCCGCTCTTGGGCCGAAAGTTCATGCACGGTGTATTCGATTGTTATTCGCTGGTGCGTTCATGGCGCTGGCAGAAGTTCAAAATCAAGATGCCCGAATTTCCGCGCGATAACGAATGGTGGAAGAAGCGGGATGGCATCGAGCCAAAAGACCTGATTTCCGAAAGCATGGAAGCTGCCGGCTGTTTTCAAATTGATACGAGCGAAGCGAAAGAGAATGACATTTTGATCATGCAGATTGGTGCCCGCGTTCCTAATCATTGCGCCGTATTGGAAGCAAACAATCTCATTCTGCATCACGCCGGCGGAAGCCCGGAAAACCTATCAAAGCGGGAGCCGCTGAATAACTGGCAGCGATTTGTAAGGCGGGCAGTACGCTTTGCTGCGTAAGGTCTATCTGCATGGCCAGCTAGCCCAAAAATACGGCCACGAGTTTCAGCTAGACGTTAGAAACCCCGCCGAGGCCGTGCGTGCGCTCGCCTCGCAATTCAAGGGTTTCCAGAACGATCTTGTTGCCGATGCATGGCACGTCATTCGCGGGCCGGTGGAATCTGGCAGGGCAATTGACGAGCATGAGTTAAAGTTCGGTCTTGGCCGCTCGGAGATTCATTTTGTTCCTGCTGCCGAAGGCGCGGGCCCTACGTTCAAGGTCATCCTTGGCGTTACGATCATGGCTGCGGCTTTCGTGTTTGCCGGGCCTGCTGGCGGTCTTGGCGCGTCCACGCTTTTCGGGCTGACGACATACGGCAATATCGCCCTGATGGGTGCCGGTCTGGTCCTTTCCGGCGTTGCGCAAATGCTCGCCCCTAACCCGTCCCTCAAGGGCGGCAAGGCAGGCGATCAGCGAGAATCGTTCCTATTCGGCTCTACCGCCAATGTTGATGCAGAGGGCGGGCCTGTACCGCGTCTTTACGGGCGCGCATGGACTGGCTCGGTTGTTATCTCCGGCGGCATTAGTTCGGATAGGATTGCAGATCCGTCTAGCGATCCCGCCAAACTAGCCTCTACTTGGACTGGGCCGGGTACTGGCGGCGGCGGCGGTAAGTCGTCCGGCGGCTCGCAGGCTAGCCCGTTCGACACGCCTAATTCTCTCCGCACGGTTTCGCGCGTCAACATCATTGACCTGATTACGCGTGGGCCTTCAGGTGGGTTAGCTGATGGCCTTAAATCGGTAAAGCTGGACGGGACTCCTGTTCAGAATGATGATGGCTCATTTAATTATTACAACATCGTCGTTGAGACGCGGAATGGTTTACCCGATCAGGGGCCGCTAGACGGATTTCCTGGCGTTGAAGCGGAAACCAGCGTCAACGCAGAAGTCAAAAAGAATACGCCAGTTACTCGCGTTATCTCCGACGAGAATGTGGATGCAGTTAGCGTCAAGATTCGCATTCCATCGCTGATTGATTCAAATAACGCGGATCACCCGAAAACATCTGTCCAGTTCGCCATTGATGTTCAGCCTAATGGCGGCACGTTCGGCACCAAGATACTTGAGACGATAGGCCCGGATAAAACCAGCTCTCCGGTCGAGCTTGGTTATCGAGTTCCGCTGCAGGGATCAGCGCCGTGGACGGTTCGCGTCCGCCGTATCACCGACGATAGCACGCGGGACACGCTACAGAACGCCACCTATTGGGCGAGCTATACCACGATCATTGACGAGCGCTTTTCTTATCCACATTGTGCGCTTGTCGGCATCTCCGGTAACGCCAATGATTTCGGCAATAATATCCCGCAGCGAAACTATGACTGGCGCGGCATTGAAATCAAAATCCCGACGAATCTTGATCCCGAAACGCGGGAATATTCTGGCGTTTGGGATGGCACGTTCAAGTTAGCGGCCTATGACGGAATTGCATGGGTTCTCTACGATCTTCTGACGAACAAGATCGGCGGGCTTGGTCAGTTTATCGACGAGTCGATTGTCGATAAGTGGGCGCTCTATTCCATCGGACAATATTTCGATGAGACTGTGCCTGACGGTTTCGGGGGCTATGAGCCAAGAGCGACATTCAACGGCGCGATTACTGCAGCCGAAGATGCGTGGAAGGTTCTGCAAACTGTAGCCTCTGGTATCCGTGCGCAGCCTTACTGGGGTGGAGGCACGATTACGTTTGCGGCTGACATGCCGACCGAGCCGGTTGCGCCTATCTCGCAGGCAAATACGCTTGTCGAGGGCTTTACCTATGCTGGCGTCTCGCAAAAGACGCGGCATTCGGTTGTCCATGTTACTTGGTTTGATCAGGAAGACACTGGCAACCAGAAAATTGAAGTCGTCGAAGATCGGGCACTGATTCAGAAGATCGGGCGCAAGGTTCAGGAGATAGTAGCTGTCGGTTGCACGTCTCGCGGGCAGGCGCATCGAGTCGGTCTGTGGTTCCTGAATACGGAAGCCCAAGCCGAAACGGTTGCATGGTCGGCCAGCTTCGATCAGGCCAAATTCCGTCCCGGCAATATCATTCCGATCAACGATCCGGCCTATGCCGGTATTCGTCGGTCGGGCCGCATTAAATCGTTTATCTATTCGTCTTCTCCTGACGCCATCGTTGGGATCACGCTGGATGCTCCTGTCACGCTCACGAGCAGCGATGATTTCTTAGTCTCGATCACGATGCCAGACGGCACGGCGGTTACTCGCGATGTTACTGACGGCGAGGGAGCGACTGATGAATTGCATTTCGATACGCCATTGCCCGATACGCCGGTTCCCGGTGCCATTTGGTCATTATCCGGTGGCGGCGTAAAACCAAGACCGTTCTTTCTTGTCGGGTTGAAAGAAAGCGCACCGCACCAGTTTGATTTCAGCGCGATAATTCACGATCCAAATAAATATGACAGGATTGATCTAGGCGTAACGCTAGACACCGATTCATATTCAGCGATACCTACGGGGCCGATTAAGGCCCCTTCGCTTATTACGGTTTCTGACAAGCTGGTTCTGGTTGGCGGTTCTACCGCAGCTCAGCGCGTTACCGTCTCATGGACGCCGCCGCAGGATGCTCGCGTTGCCTTGTTTGAAGTCCAGTATGCAGGTGAGGGCGAACTGTTTCAGGATGGTGGAAGGTCAAATACCCCGTCCATTGATATTGATAATGTTGGGTCGGGGAATTTCGTCTTTCGCGTTCGCGCACTTGACTCACTGGGACGCGCCTCGCCGTGGGCACAGACTACAACTCTATCTCTAGACGGCCTGCTTGCACCTCCCGATGATGTGCAGAATTTCAAGCTATCGGTACTGGGTGAGACGGCTACGGCGTCATGGGACGCCGTGGAGGCGCTGAATCTCGATCATTACGAAATCAGGTTCTCTCCCGATGTGTTCTCCGCTCAATATGGCACATCGTCCATTCTGCTTCCGCGCATTGCCGGCACATCCGCGCAAGTCCCGGCCATGTCTGGAACGTATTTCGTCAAGGGCGTTACTCGGCAGGGCATAGCCAGCATTAATGCGGCGGCTGTTGTTTCCACCATTTCTGGCGCGCTGAATTTCAATGCGGTCTTCAATGAAGAGGAAGAGCCGGGCTGGACTGGAAGCCGAACGGATACGATAGTCGATTTCACCAATGCGCTACGCCTCGATTTTGAGGATGACATTGGCGACTGGCCGCACTTGGAAGACGTGCCTGAATTGGCTTTCGGTGTCGGCGGCGGAACGACTGTCGGCTCGTATCAGATTGACCAGCCGATTGATCTCTCGGAGGTCTATACCAGCCGCGTCTCGGTTCTATTGCGCGTTGATGCGACGAACGACCTTGAAGCGATTTCTAGCTGGGTTCGCCTGTCTGACGTTGCATCTCTTTCCAACATCGATCCTTCAGAATGGTCGGTACTTCTTGAGGTTCGCACCACGAATGACGATCCGCTCTCCGTTTCTCCGGCTCCATCATGGAGCGATTGGGAGGAATTTAGGGTGGGCGACTACTCGGCGCGAGGCTTTGATTTTCGCGTTACGCTGAGAACAAACCGCATTGGCATTTCGCCGCGCGTTCTCAACATGGATATTTCGATTGATATGCCCGACCGCGTTGTCGCGGAGGATGCGCTTACCTGCCCTGATGGCGGTTTGCGAGTGACTTACGTTCCACGCTTCAAGGCCGTTCCTGGTGTTGGCATCAATGCCCGCGATATGGCGACTGGTGATTACTACACAAAATCTAACGAGGCCGAAGATGGCTTTGATATTGAATTTTTCAACGCGGCTGGTGTCTCGCAGGAGCGCACCTTTGGTTACGTCGCGAAAGGATATGGGAAGGTGACCGCTTAATGTCTCGCAATCCGATTGGGACGATTAATCCCAATGTCACTTCCGGCTCGCAGCTAGCGGCTTTGCTTTCTAACTTCTGGACTTCGTTTCTCGATAACTATTCCGGCACGACTCGCCCCGATTGGGCTGGCCTCGGCACCGTCTATCTGAATACCAATTTCTCACCGCCGGTATGGATTATGTGTGGTGCCGCCGTTGATGGCTCGCAGGATATTCCCCTTTTCAAGATGCAGAAGGGGAACGAGAACCAGGTTCCGATCTTCGACGATAACGGTGTTCCGAATCCATCTTCGATGACGACTCTGTTGTCGTTGCTCGGCACAGTGCAGGGGCCGACTTCCTCCCCTTCGGCAAACGGTGTTAAAGGCCTAGTTCCGGCTCCGACGCCCTCTGATATTGGAAAGTTCCTGCGCGTCGGCAACGGCTCTATGGGATTTGCGACGCCTGACTCTGCACGCTTCCCGGTCGTTACGCTTTCAGACAATACGACTCTAACTACAAATTCACTTACCAAAGTTCACAAGCTAACCGCCGCCAAGACGCATACATTGCCGGCGGGGAGCGGGCTGTCTGAAGGCGATTATATCGATTTCGAGGGCGCATTTGCGGGGCGCTGCACGATCAGTCCAAACGGCTCGGATACGATTGATGGTGCTGCGTCGAAAACGGCTTACGCCTTTCATGTGTTTCGCTTGGAGTGGAACGGCTCGGGTTGGCAAACAGTTGGCGAGCGAACCGGGACTGTTCGGGATATTAATTTCCAAACCGGCACGTCTTACACGTTCGCGGCTTCCGATGTTGGGCGTCCTGTTGATTTCAACAATGCTGGCACTGTTACCATCACTGTTCCGGCAAACGGCACGGTAGCTATCCCGGTAGGGGCGCAGATTGATCTAAGCCGTTCCGGTGCGGGCGAGGTCGTCCTACAAGCGGAAGCGGGTGTCACGATAAATTCCGAAAGCTCGTTTCTCAAGCTGAATGCACAACATTCAACGGCGATGATTGTCAAAACGGCTACGAATGTTTGGAAGCTGTCTGGCTCGTTGAAGGCTTAAGCCGTGACACGTTACGGATGGGGAAGTCTGGGGGGCAAAAATAAAGCTCCCACACTGATGGATATTCTGAACCTCCAAGGGCTAGGCAGCAATACGTTGTGCTGTCTTGATGCTGGCGCTGGCGACTCTTACCCAGGTTCAGGCGATACCTGGTATGATCTTTCTGGCAATGACAGAGATATGATTGTTCCGACCGACAAGCTGGGGATTTTCAACGGGACGCCAGATGGCCGCAGCCCGAGCGAATACTTTCAAATCGGCATGTTTGGAATCGGTAATCATTATCAACAGTTGATACCAGATGCGTCTTTCAATTTCATGGACCCGTGGCATACGGCGGCGGCAAACTTCAGTGTGATTGTTGGCTTGAAGACCCCAGGCACCGCAACAGTGGCATTATCGGTGATTTCGACCGGCGTAGTTATCAATGGCAGCAATGTGACCAAGGGATTTGCACTCCATCGTGGGAATGGGAACGGATACCCAAACGGATTTGACAATTTCAAAACTAACAAACGCATGTATGCCGTTTATCGAGCGACCAGCAATAACAGTAAGAACGCCGCCGGGGTCGATACCGGCCTGGACATTTCCGATCAGAATTTTCTCATGGTCATGGCGTCAATCAAAAATGGTGAGCAGCACTTTCGCGTAAACGATGCGTCTAACAACACAGCTGCTTCTTGGGGTGATGGGGATACCAACCCATCTACCGACGCTGGTGGTAAACGAGAGTACCCCGACCGAAGCCCTTGGCAGCAATTCGGTGGCAGCGGCACGCCAAGCACGTGTCAAATCAGCCATCTCGCATTCTTCGATACGGCGCTTTCGTCCACGCAGCTGCAGAACATCTACAACGCTTTCAAGCAGTACCGCGACCCGTCGCTTCCATAAATAATCAGGATTATTGATGACCGCTTTTTTCAGCGGCACCCCGCCCACCATGAGCGGGTTGCAGCTCTCTCCTATTTTGAACTTGCTTCATGCCCGCCGCGTAATTGGCGATGCGTTCATCTCTGCAGAGATCGGGGCTAGCCAAACCGATTGGGAGCCGACGGGACTAGCGGATGCGCAAGTTATCAGCGTTACACAGGATGGCGGCCCGTTTGAAATTCGCTCGATGGACGGAGGCGACGTTAAGGTTGCCAAGGTCATCCTGAATGACGACGCTTCCGAAAATCTGACGCTCAAACACGAATATACTTCCGGGACTACTGCAGCCATGCGGTTTAGCCTGCCCGGTGCATCGGACGTGGTTATCTCCCCCGGATACGGCGCTTGTCTTGTTTATGATACGAATAGTAGCCGGTGGAACTGTGTGGCGACTGCGGTTCCATATCCGCTGGCGAATGAACCCGGAGTAGATGGGACAGGGTGGTATACTGGGGCTGGTTCCCCCTCCGCGTCTCCTGATTTTGGAAACGACGGAGATTTATATTTAGATACGGGCGGTGTCTCGCCGGATACTGCGGGCAATGTTTGGCAGAAGATTTCGGGCTCATGGGGCTTGATTGCATCCATTCGCGGACATCAGGGGGACCCCGGTTTTAACGGAAGTGACGGAGCCGATCCCGGTATTCTACTTGTTTGGGATACCGGGACGTCAGACGCGAACCCCGGTTCAGGTAAAATCCGGGCTAATAACGCTTCACTAGCCTCTGCAACCGTTCTGTATGTTTCCAAAACAAGCAAGGGCGGGAGCGATATTTCAGATTTCCTTGCGTCCCTTGATGATTCAACCAACACGAAGAAGGGCGACCTTCTTCTAACCAAGCCATCCAATGATACGCAGTCTGGATTTGTTGTCGCCGGAATCACGGACGCTAGCGGATATGTAAAAGTGGCCGTCTCTGCTCCGTTCGGGGCAACATCGTTTTCAACAGCGGACGCAATCAGCCTGCAGTTTACGCGGAGCGGCGACAAGGGTGCAGACGGTCTTGGCACTGGCGATATGCAGGCCGCGACCTACGACCCGAATAGCAAGGCTGCCGATGCATTCGATCAGGACAATATGGTCGATGGCACGACAAATAAAAACTACACCGGGACGGAGAAATCAAAGTTATCAGGCATTGAATCTAACGCCGATGTAACAGACGCAGAGAATGTTGCATCGTCAATTCATGGCGCGGCCGGAAAAACCACCCCGGTTGATGCCGACGAATTGGGCCTTATTGATTCAGCCGCTTCCAATGTTCTGAAGAAGCTGACCTGGGCCAATCTCAAGGCGGCGCTCTCTGCAATTTTTGTAACCGGCCCGGCATCTTCTACTGATGGCCGCCCAGCTCTGTTCGATGGCACAACCGGGAAGCTGTTAAAGCAGGCGAGTGCTGCACTAGGTGACGCGGCTTACAAAAACACCGGCACCACTACGGGAACGCTAGCGGCAGGTGACGATAGCCGGATTACGGGGGCGGCGCAGAAAGCCGGAAACCAAAACCTCACCGGCGGCTTCACGACCGACGAATACGACAACGGCACGAAGACCACGGGCACCTTCACGCCGTCGCCGCTCAACGGCGCTGTCCAGAAATGCGTCAATGGGGGTGCCTTTACCCTCGCGCCTTACACCACGAAAGCCTGCTCGTTCCTCCTCAACATCACAAACAACGGCTCGGCGGGTGCCATCACGACTTCGGGCTTTACGAAAGTCACCGGAGACGCATTCGACACCACAAACGCGCATATCTGGCGTTGCTTTATCAGCTACGGAACCGGCGGTTCCCACCTTCATGTGCAAAAGATGTTCTAATGCTTGACGCAACGCCACCGCCGAAATTTTGGCTGCCGTCCAAGCCAGCGATCATTCGCGCGCACAGCGATACGCTTGATCATCTGGCGCAGAAGGGAATGAAGGCAGTCTTCCCGCTTCCTTTTTTTGTTCCGCCGGTAGTTTCTCTTACCGAATACCTGATCGACCGAACGACCGGAACGAATATTGGCGGCATGACCGGCAATGGTGGTCTGTCGGCTGCATTTGACGGCGTAACTAATCAAGTTGCGACGTCTACAGCTACTAGCACGGGAGGGGAAACACTCAATTCGATTGGGAAAACGCTTGCCGTACCTTCGATCATTTCCAAGTGCATTGTATTCGGGTCTAACAACCTCGGGTACTCTTCAAATTCTCCACGAACAATTACCTTATCCTTGTATGGCAAGGTTGGTAGCGCGCCAACAAGCCATACGGATGGGACGTTACTTGGCACCCTTACGCCGTTTACAAGTCTCTCCAATGAAAGCACAGGCAGGACCATCACGTCCTCCGATTTAACGACTGTATACAATCATGTGTTGTTGGCTATTGCCGCAAATAGCAATACGTTTTTAGCCTGTGCTGAGCTGCAACTTTATGGGCTGCATTAACGGCTAGTATCTATTTTAAAACTGTGGGCGGAAATATCCCCATAGATTTTCAGCCCCGCCTCGCTCAGTTCGCCAACTTTAAGATTTCCTATCCGGAGATAAAGCGGAACGGTTGGCGCGCCATTAAAACTTCGCGTTCCGAGAAACATTTTGTCGGCCCATGCTCCTGCGTAGATGCAGCTTACGGCAGAGTTTGGGTTTTCTATAATATCCGCGTTACAAACGTCAAACCATGCCTTGCCACTATTTGCTTCATCGCTTGGATTTCCCCGAGGGAGAATATCGAAAGCAGTAGGTCTATTTTCTCCATATTTGCGTCCCGACCTGACGACGGGAACCCCGTATGGGAGCGCAGCACGATCAACTATTTCAAACGCAGTATGGCGATAGAAATAGTTGTTGGCGATATTTGTCGCGGTTGCACCAATGATTGCACCAATCAATGCTGCAAAAAACGATTTCATATGGATTCCCCAAGTCGGTTGTAAAATCGCCAATCTGCTTCTCGGCCTCTTGTGCCGGCTTCCTTCTTATCAAGCTCGTTAGTCGGCTCATCGATATGTCTCCCTTGAATATCTTATCTCAGCATCGATGCCGAGACGAGCCCTAAGCGTAGCGGCAGTACCGCGTGACCCGTCCATAGGCGGGTGCCTCAACTGGTATTCACCAGAACCTTGTACCCGCGATCTTTCATGCAGGAGGAAACAAATCCTCCCGGCGTGTAGTCGATAATCTTCTGCCCGGCAGCCTTGGTACACTCAGCCAAATCCCGGCTGTGCTGCCCCTGGTCTACTCCGGTCATGTCGATGATTGGGGGCTGCGAGCTTCCGCAGCCAGATACGAGAAGCGCATTCAATAAGAATAAGTACCTCATATCCATATCCAACTACATATTTGCGAGGTTTGCAACACGATGGAATTAAGCGCATCCGGCGCAATAGATATTATTGCTCGCGAAGCCATTATCCTAGAGCCGTATCTTGATAGTGTGGGCGTATGGACTATTGGGGCAGGGCGTACTGCCTATGACGGTAAAGACCCGCGCTCGTTCGGCAAGATCACGATTGAAAAAGCCATAGAGCTTTTCAAGGAAGATGTGCAGCCATACGCCAATGCAGTTAAGGCCACTGGCAAGCCGTTCAATCAATTCCAGTTCGATGCCCTGACTTCCGCCTGTTACAATTTCGGGCAGGGTAACTTGCGCAAGCTGTGCTCTGGCCGTTCGGTGGACGCCATCGGTCAGTCCCTCATGCTCTATACCAAGCCGCCTGAAATCACGGGACGCAGGCGAGGCGAGCAGCGCCTTTATCGGGAAGGCATCTATTCTTGCGCAGACGGAAGGGTTCTCGTCGCTCCTGTGCGAAACAACCGTCCGTATTACAAGGGCGGATATTATATCGACGCTCGCCCATATTTCGGTGTGATGGCTAAACCAACCGCGCCCGCCAACGAAAACGGCATCGTCATCCAGCATACCACGCTAGAATTGCAGAAGGCACTCAACCGCCTCGGCACTTACCCGCCATTGTCAGAAGATGGAATCATGGGGCCGAAGACGCGCGAGGAAATCCGAGATTATCAGAAATCGCGCGGTCTAAAAGACGACAGCATTCCCGGTCCAAAGACATGGGGCAAGATCGAATCCGAATTGCAACTACTCGACATGAAGAAAGCCGCATAATCAGTGAGACGATATTTTATTTGGGCCGCGTGTGCGGCTTTTTTTATTTTCTAATTACGGAATACAATAGGAATGAAAAAGGTTCGCGCCTTCTGCATCGGCGGCCTTCTCGGCGGCCTTCCGTTTAACTTCTCAATCGGGATGCGGCAGCTATCCGATAAGCTGAATACCATTCCCGGCGTTTCATCCACCTATGAGCAGAACTCACTATTTCCATTAGCTGTCGTCTGGAATCTAATTCAGGCGTGCATGGCGGCAATCAAATATCGTGAGATTGTTTTAATCGGGCACAGCTACGGCGCTGATGCAGCAAGTAGGATTGCCGGGTATCTCTGGAAGATGGGCATCAAGGTTTCGCTGCTCGTTGTCGTCGATACCGTAATTACACAAGACAGCGTTCCCGCAACCGGAGGCGACCGCGTTCTCTATTACCAGCGTGTAGACCCTATGGGCGGCGGCAATCCTCCGTTCGATAAAGGCCCCGGCGAAACATCCGTTACTAAATTATCTCTGAACCACGTTGCAATGGCTCAGTGCGTTCAAATGCATGACGATGTGATTAAGCGCGTCAAGGCAATCACCCTCTCTTAAATCCAAGGAAAATTCAGGAATGAAAAACCGTCTTATGGCGGCGTTTGCCGTTGTCTTTTTGGCCTCCAGTCTCGGCGGCTGCGTTACGTGGGAACAGATCATCGGCAAGGTCAAGGTTGCCATTACCGAGGGCGACGAGCTTGTTGCAAAGAATAAAAACATTTTCATTGACGCCTGCGCGGCAGGCAAGCGAGCGCATGAAATTCTGCGCACGCAGATGGACGCGGGAATCATCCGCCTCTCTGCGAAAGACGATGCAAACGAGATGGCTCTCTACAATCAGGGCGTAGAAGTCTGCGCGACCGTTCCCAACGATCTAGCGTCACTCTTTAAGAAAATCCCACAGATCAACGCTTGGATTGAGCGTGTCGCCATCCTCGCCGGAAAGGTCAGCTAATCATGTTCAACAAAGATTATATCGTCATGCTGGTGCGCACCGCGTTCCAGTTCATCGGCCTCGCGGCCTCGTTGCGTCCAGACCTGTTCCAGGGCGTTGATCTTGGCGCCCTCTCAGATCAGATCGTCCAGATTGTCGGCAATGTGTTTTTCATCGTCTCGACCGCGCATATGCTTTATGCCCGGTTCTCAACCAAAGTGGTTGATGCGAAGTGAGCTGGCTAATTTCCCTCATTAACGCCTGGTACGGCTCCAAGGTTATCTTCGCCGGTTACACCGTCTCTGAAATTCTAGCATTGCTACAGAGCGATACCGCGAAGAAAGCCTTGGCCGTGGCCGAGGGCGTCATTGAGAAGTTCAAAGAAAACGGGGCACCGGATTTAGAAGCGGGACTTAACTTCCTCGCCTCTGTCGCCAAGGTCCACAAGATGGACGCGGCGGAAGAAAAAATCTGGATGGAGCGGAATACGTTTGCCGCCAATCCGAATAACGACTTCCCGCAGGACAGCGTTTAATGATGGAATACTTGCCAGCCATCATTATTGGAACCCTTGTCCTTTCGGGGGGCTCTATCATAGCCATCATCGCCTTCTGGATGCGTTTGGGCGGTCGTCTTGAGCGCGTCGAGAATGCCGTATTGGCCTCTACGTCAGCCCTAGCAAAATCCGAATTGGCATTGCTTCAGCACGCGGAATTTAAGGCTGAGGTCGCCAAGGAATACGCCCCTCTGCGGATGCTGCACGATGTTGAATCTCGCCTCATGTCGGCTATGGGCGGTGTAACCGAGCGTCTGGATAAAATCTTCATGGCGCTTATGGACAGAGACGATAAGTAAGCGTCACAGCGAGCCTGACGGGGTTCTTGCACCGTTAATCGTTACCTTAACTGCAACACTAGGCCCGCTGCTTATAATCTACATCATTTTGCGTTTCCTGAATTATTGAACAGGAGAGCCCACTGACGAAATTCAGTGAACCTCGCATTTCCATATTTGACATTGAAACCGCACCTATTGAAGGTTTCACATGGGGAATGTACGAGACGAATGTGGTGGCGGTTAAAAACCCCACCTATATGCTTTCATTCTCCTACAAGATGCTGGGCGATAACAAAGTTCATTGTTACTGCCTGCCAGACTTTCCTGGATACAAGAAAAATAAACAAGACGATTCAAAGCTTCTCGCGCAGCTTTGGAGGATGATGGACGAGTCTGACATTATCGTCGCCCACAATGGCGACAAGTTCGATATTAAAAAAACTAACGCTCGCTTTATCATCAATGGAATGGGGCCACCTTCGCCCTGCAAGTCGATTGATACGTTAAAAATTGCCAGAGCAAGTTTCGGGTTTGATTCAAACAAGCTGAACGATCTGGCAAAATACCTAAACATTGGCGGGAAGATTCCCCATACCGGAATGCACCTGTGGCTTGGCTGCATGAACGGTGACCCAGCCTCATGGAAAGTCATGCGGAAATATAACAAGCATGACGTTGAATTGCTGGAACAGGTTTATCTAAAGCTTAGGCCGTGGGCTAAGAACCACCCGAATCTTAACAGCTATTCGCATTCCATCGCCTGCCCAACCTGCCAGTCGCTAAATACGCAGCGCAGGGGACACGATAAGACATTGAAGCGCACATATCAGCGCATTCACTGTCAGGATTGCGGTGCATGGTTTCGCGGTGAGTTAGTAAAGACCGCAGCATGACCGCTCAATCTCGCAAGGCATCTCTATTCGAGAGCGTGACGAATGTTGTGATTGGCCTAACGATCAATGTCATCGCTCAGCACTACATATTCCCGCTTGTCGGCATTCACATAACGATAGCCGAGAACATCGCTTTAGCAATTCTATTCACGATCATATCTATCTGCCGCTCATACATTCTGCGGCGTTGCTTTGAATACATCCGAGTGCAGGGGATTACATGCGCAAATTTGCTACCGGCGCTACCAGGGATTCAGAAGTCGATAAATTCGATTATGAAGGGTTTCTCAGCCCGCTAGTTCTGGAAGCCTATGCAGCCTACATGCACAAGCATCGTAAACAGGCTGACGGATCATTGCGCGATAGCGATAACTGGCAGAAGGGCATTCCCCTAGATGCTTACGCCAAATCTGAATGGCGGCACCATATGGATTTCTGGAAATGCCATCGCGGGCTTCCGGCTAAGGACGATGTTGTGTCGTCTCTGTGCGCGATCATCTTCAATGCATCCGGCTATCTGCACGAATATCTGAAAGCTAGGCCGGAAGAACTTGACCGTATGATTGAAAAATAATTTTGAGTTTCATCGTGCAATTATGCTCGATGATTTACGCGGCTGAGGCCGCAGGGAAACTAAAAATGAAGATTGAATATAGGGTACGGGAAATCCCGCGCTATATTGTAACGCGCTACTACGAGAAAGACGGCGGCGCAGCTTGCGGTAGCGACCAAAGGGGAGAGTATGACAACTCGAATGTAGCATTTGAAGTCGCGTATGCCCTTTGTGCGCGTGAACATCAATCACTGGGCTATCCAGTGGGGGACGATAGAATTAAATATCCGTCGCGCTCCGATCTTCCGCGTTCGGCGTTTGGCGGAAACATCAACTCAACAAATTAATTTCATAACCTATTTCTTATCGCCCCGATGGCGGCCATATTGCGGCTCGCTGTCGGGGTTTTAATCTTTTCTGCGGCCCCCGGTTAATCCTCCGGTCATGGGCATAAGGGGCGGGGAGAACTGCCAGCCCTTGATCTGGTACCGCTTCCATAAAAAGCTGGCGAGACGATAGGCCTTCTCTTGCTCTAAAGGCCCCAAGCCAAGCGCCTTCCGCAGGTCGTTAACGCCCTCGATGGTATGCCGAATGAACAAGTCCTCGTCGCGCATGTATAAAGTGACCCGTAATGGCCCGGAAACGTAGGCTACAGCGTTCTTGCTTTGTTCTAGGCGCATAACTGGTCCAAGTCAAATTAAACGCGCTGACAATCTTCCTATTGGGCGAGAGAAACCGTGAACAAAGTGGGATACCGTTTGGGATACCCGTGTACGCGGCACGCGCGTTTGTCGCGCTTTTGTTCTCGTGTCGGTTTTTTGAAAATATCAATATTCAAGCGTCTTTCTGGTGCCGGATGAGGGGATTGAACCCCCGACCTTCGGTTTACAAAACCTCGATAACGTCTTCCCATTGTGTCCGCTCAGCCGCTGCTTGGGCCTCGATCTCCAAGGCGAGGGCGCGAGCGCGGCGGTAGTTGGGGCGAAGAACGCTATGCATGTCGGGCTCCTTTCAGGAGGTCATAGAGGCGGGGAGTTCGCGGGAGGCGAAGCCGAAGAACCGGGCGCGCTCATGTTGAGACCGCCAGTCATCGTAGGCGGCCCATTCAAGCGAGCCATCCGCCATGTAGCGGAAGACGCGACGGGTTAGGCCCTTGCGAAGCACAGGCTCAACCATGACGGTTGAGCCATTGGGGCCGATTTCAAGCGTGACGGCCATTAGACCGCCTCCGCCCAGACGGCGGTCACGTTGTGACCAAATTCGCGGCCCTCGCGCCAAGCGCGAGCGATGCCAGATGCCTCGTCCCGGCACCACGTGAAAGCCTGAAACTCGGCGCCTTCAGCGGTGCGAACGAAGATGCGGAACGTCGGAGCCATGAAACCCTCCCGGGGCTGATGGGCGGAATTGCCCGTGGCTTGATTGCTCATCGCTATCTCCTTGTGAGCGTTCGTCTTATCCGCTCCATAAGTAGATATCTACCCCGGAATTATCGGGGAGTCAAATATATAATTCCCTATTTTCTGTGGGCCCTGATCGCCGCGTCACGATCAATACCTGTGCGGGCGTACGCCTCTATTAGCGCCTCGTCCGTATCAAGCATCTTCATCACTTCTCTCCCTGGCGGTGACGGGTGATGGCGGATTTCTTCAATTCTGCAAACGCTTTTTGGATGTCGCCTGCATCTTTCATGTTATCAGTGCCAATGGTGACGCGAGCGCCGGAAAGATATGGCTCGCTCATAAGCCACCGGCCTTTCTCTAAAATGGTATCAATCGCTTTTTGTTCACCTTCCAACGCCTTCACGAGATCAGAGGCGTCACCTGCTACTGGTTGGCGGAGGCGTTTAAGTCCAAGGTTTGCCACCTTTTTAATTTGAGCGAGGCGGTCTAGGGCATAACTGCAAGAGCCGTCCTGTCCATCGACGGCATGTTGCAGAATTTTGGAAAAATATATTTCCAAATTCTCTGCCGACGCTGCTGTAGATAATGAGGTCTGGCGAGCCATCACTTCACCCCGTGCTGTGCGAGGGTGGGGACATCTTTATCTTCTTGCCTTCTGTCGAGCGGCACCTCGTAACCTGAATACCCGCATTGAGCGCAAATATATTTCAGCAAATCACGCGCTGGGTAACATGCCGCTTTATAGAAAGGGCCGTTGATACGGCTGCTTCCGCATTTTGGACATGAGATCATCGATTATCCTCCACCAGCGCCTTGGCTGCCGCGTCGCGGTTATCGAGTTGCGTTTTCAGATCAGAAAAAAGACCGCAGATTTCGTTGATATTTCCAAGCGGCGGGGAACTCATGCCGGTCGGGTGGCGATCAGGCTGTGCTTCCCAAAGGCGATAAACGCCAGCGTGAAGCTCGGTGAGCTTCTTTTCTAAAGTTTCCCGCATCCCCGTCACGTCTGCCGGTGGTGATTGGCGGAGAAGGTTGGCGGGGAGGATCGTTTCATTATCCAACAGAGACAATGCGGTTTCATCATCCGCATCCACTACCGCTTTGATGAATGAGCCAGAATGAACTGCACCCAGTCCTTCAATTTCAGACAAAAGCGCCGTCAATACCCAGTGCTTGCAAGGCTGATCGGAAGGATAATTGAGAACACGCTTGATCCACTCCTTAAGCGCCCGCTCGACCACATCGTCTGCCGGTAAGGGGGAGGCGGGCTGCGCCATGAGATATTGTGCGCACTCAATCGCAATATCTAAATCCTTGAGCATGGGCGCTGACCACGACTGCCCTTCCTTCGCCGCGCACAAAACGCAAAGAATAGTTTTCAGGTGCGGCTTATCCGTAATATCGGATCTCTTTTTTTCATCTGCCGGTGCTGCGTCGGGTTGTGGGGCTTGGCCCCGGTCGCCAGAATCAAACTGGCTGTTCGGCCTATCCGCCGCGAGGCGATCTACCTCGTTACGGGTCAACGGCTCTGCATCAGCACCGGGTTGTGGGGCGGGAGATAGAGCGTCCCGTGCAGTCTGCCGCATTTCAAAGACTCGTTCTGCCACATCGGCAATACCGCAATCGTTGAATTTCATATCTCGAATCTTCCGCAGCGCCTCGTCCTTCTGCCTGACCTGGGAGAGAAGGGTGGCTCGTTCGTTGACGGCGGTGACGATCAGTTGAGCGTTCGCTGCACGCTCAGCATGGGTATATTCGCGTCCCCATGAACGATACTGGTTTGCGGGCTTGAAAAGCGGGATGCCGGGAAATTCCGCTTCGCCATCCCAAATTTCGTCTTGGTTTTGAACGCACCACGGCGTCTGCGTATTCCCTTGCTCATGGGTCATTGGGAGGACTCCAATTTAGAAAGATGCCGGGCCGACGCGCGAACGAGATTGTCAACGTGAAGCGCAACGCCGACCGCGTTCGGGCAAACTATGCAGGCTATATCTTCGTCACGAATTTCAGCCGCGAGACTGACTTCGCCTGTTGAAAGAATCTCGCAAGTGTACCGGCCGCCAGCTTCGATGAATGAGGTCGCCATTGCTTCGATCTCGGCAGGACGGTCGATTTTCTCGGGCCGCTCTCGGCCATCGGGCAAGAGAAATTGCGTGAAAGGAATACTCATCCCCTTACCCGCCTTTCGTTATGGCGGCGCGACCGGCATCGGTGATGCGCCATTTGGTCATCGGTCCGATGGGCTGATGTGAAGGTTCAATAAATTCCCGCGCCCATAAGGCGTTTCTTGTATTTGATGGCATGGCCAATCGACCGAACTCGCTAGGAGCCCTTTGAAGCACCTCTCGCTGCGCCTCCGTCAGCTTCACCCGCCCTGTCATGGCAAGGCCATCCCGGATGCCTTGGAAAATTTTAGGCGGTATAGTTTTGCATTGAAATCGAGCCCGATAGAGTTAGCTATCTCGCGCATCGTCTCTATGGGTTCTTTAATCTGCTCATCCATCCACCCGAACCAGATCAAATCGTCGCCATATGTCTGGCCGATGTTAAAGTCATCGGAGCCACGCAACTTCCAACCGTGTTTTATGGCGTCTGGTCGATTGTTGAATCTCGCACCGTCCCAATCGTATGAAATGCCGAAATTGCTATCAGTCATCCATGCCGACTGACAAATAACAATGAATTCGGGGTCGATGTTTGGTGCTCGACCGCTCATGGCTTTCCTCCTGCGAGTTCGCGGCGGCGAAGCACTCGCGCTCTGCACCGTATCGGTAGAGGGGGTGGGGGTGTTCATGCTGCTCTCCGGTATTCTTCGGGTGCGTTTGCGTGAAATACTGCGCGCGCAAAGCCACGAGGCGTGGCTGCGCGAAAATCAGCGCGGCTGTCAGATGGCGGCGCTTTCCATATGCGGTTGTCGGGCTGACCAAGATGCGGGGCCGGTCGCGGAGCCGGCATCACAAAGCCATTACCGCCCCATATGCAGGTGTTCTTGGTGTAGTTATCTTCCTCGCACCAGCCAGCGTATTCATACGGGTGGAAGTAATAGTCAGGCTTCCCTATATGCGGGATGCTGGAGAGGATACCGACAGAGTTTTCCTGGAAGTACGGAATGCCTGCCCACTCAAAGCACTGACGTGCCGCCTCGAAAGCCTCCAGTGCATCCCTTAAAAGATAACCGCCCTTCTTCTCGAAGTCGCGCGCACCGCTGACCGCAACATCAGTGCACGGCGTGAAAGACCCGCCGAAGATCGGCTTGATGCCTTTTGGCGGCGTCCAGGTGCGGACATCACCCCAGACGTAATGAATATTGCCCTCGATTCTGTCTTTCCGGATCGAATGCTGGGTATCAACGCAGTAACAGCGGATGCCGGCATTGGCCCAGGGCTCGGCCATGCGACCGGTCAGATCGCAGAGGAAGATGGCGGCTTGCACAGCCATCACGCTTCCTCCTTGCTGAGGATGCCCGATCAATTCCTCTATCTGCTTTAGTGAGGGGGTCATTTCGCACCGTCCTTCTCAAGGCGCTTGATGATTTCCGCATCCAGCTCTGCATCGACCTTTGAGTAGGTCATGGTTTCGAGTTGCGCCGTTGCCTCGTTGAAATCGGCAATGCGGAGTTTCAGACGGGCGATTAATTCCTGCGCGGTCATGACTGGCGACTCCGGGTGAGAGCGGCACCTTTTATAGAACGCATGGTTTTTTCAGCTTCCGCATTTAAGCGGGCTTCTTCCTCGATCTCGGCTTTGGTTGGCTCTCTCCAAAGCGCGGGCCCACAAGTTGGACATTTCCGCGCAGACCTTAAAACCCGCGTGTTACAGCACACGCAAAACTTAAAGCCCGGTCGTTTTTCGCGCGTCTCCCGTTTCCCTTGTTCGGTCATCTGAATCTCCCAATCCAAACTATATGTGTAGTAATACTAGCAAAGTAGTAACATTGTCAAGCAATACTAAACACAATAAAAACAAGTATTTACATCGGGTTAGACAGAGCAGCGGTTTAATCTGTGACTAAATTCTCGGCCAGATTTGCTCGCCCGTGATTCTGTCGATCACGATTTTATTTCCGTTCGGCCCCCAAGTAATTTTCTCGCGTGATTTTCTTCCTCCCGGCATCGGGCGTTTAGCTTCGTGCATTCCGAAATGTTTTTTACGCACGCGATCTGATTTCTTTTTCTTGCGTCGGTCTTCTGCGGTTTTAATCTTGTGCGGGGCAACGAGTGCTGGCGCTAAATTAAACTCAGCGTGCCTACCTCCATTTGCGATGGCAATAATATGATCAAACTCGAACGCATCTCCTGGCCTTATTTTTTTCCCGCTGAGGTGGCATACTCCTCCACATCTATTAAAAATACGCAGTTTTACTCTTGCTGGGATCGCAGCGTCATCACTTGAGCCGACCCATTCTTCCACCGACCTCAAAGCGACCTCCACGTGGACCCGCGCTTAATGTGCCCTACGGTTCCATGGTCAACGCCATACGCGCGTCCAATGGCGCGCTGGGAACGCGGATCGCTTCTGATTGCTATAACTTGCCTTGGAGTTAGTTTAGATGCAGGGCATCTCTCTCCGGCCAATGATGGAGTGACAACTCTTCCCTTATTTGAGCAATCGCGCATATTGTCTGTGCGCGTCCCTGAAAATAAATGATCTGGATTTACGCAAGCCCTAGTGTCGCACTTGTGACAAACATCCAAGTCAGAAGCGAGAGTAACGCCATGATGAGTTTCATAGGCTAACCTATGCGCTGGTTTTGTTTTATTTCCGACCCTGACGGCACCATAGCCATTCCATTGCGTTGCTCCGAGCCACAACCAGCAACCCGTGTTAGGTTCTGGGATAGAGCGCTCAATAAAATATTCTATTGTTATTGGTTCAAAATTCTTTTTTCGCGGGTTCTTTATTTTCAAATTTACCATCCCCAGGGCGGGAGCCGCAGGTTGAGTTCGGCCTGAACCACCCACGACTCCCGATTCACCGGATGGATTGGGAGAGGCGCTGTCCGGTGAAATTGAATTGGTCATTTTGTTTCGCGCATCCTAGATGCGTAGGGATCGTGTCGTCCGCTTCCTGGTTCTGGACAGTCGGCCTGCTTCACTGTGGGAAACTCATAATGAAACCCCATCGGTGAATCGTCTGGAACTTCAACGAACTTTCCTTCTGCCATCGCGATTTCAAACGGATCATCACAACCGCAATCTAGGCACCAAGCTCCCGGCCAACCACTCCATCTATGTCCAGCCATCACATCCGCCTTTCAGCTCTCGCAGTAGCTTCCGCGCTTTGCTGCTCGTTGAATTTCATTCGGATAACTTCAAGATCGTGCTTGGCTTGGTTTGCAATTCTTCGCGCCTCAACCATGCCGGTTATGTATTGTTTCCAATCATCAGACGCCTTCACATCGCGCTCGGCCTTATTGACGGCAATGTCGCCTAGCTTGAGCATCATCTGCGATAGTGTTGCAGACTTCAGTTCTTCTAGTAGCGAGGCGCGTGATTCAGCCTCGACATATTCGATTGCTTGTAGGCGGTATTGTTCGGAGAGGGGTTGGTTGCTCATTAGGCCACCATACAAATGAGAGCTATGATTGCCGCCAACTCTAGCGCGCAAAAGAACAACTCACCGAACGTTACCCATTTGTCAGACGGGCCGAAGTCTCTATATTCATCTCCAATCACGCAGCCTCCCGTTTCATCGCTCTATTCGCAGCATTCAAATATTCATGCGGTACACGCCAGACTGTGATTAGATCAGTATTCGCGAACAGCCATAGATGCTCGGCATATACCCGCATGTTGTTTGCTTGCGCCTTTGAATAATATTGATCGTCCAGGTATCGGCGGAAACTTCCTGAAAAATCCCGCCGACATGCCCCATATTCAAATGCCTTGTCCGCCATTTTCTGCGCGGCTTTCCTGGGGATACCCAGCCTACTTTCCATTCGCTCGACACCGTGCTTTGTGAGCTGGCACATGGATCGCCTCTAAAATGGGATGGTGTCGTCGAGTTCTTCCTTAGACACAGGTTTCGCCTTTTCTGTCTGCTTGGCGTCCTTGTCCTTCGGCGTCACCGCGAGCGACATGAACGTGTCGCCGGTCTTTGACTTCTTAATCCAGCTAGAAAGCCAGTATTCGACGCCGCCGACATTGACGCTGCCCGTATAATCGGGATGCTTCTCCGATGACTTCTTCTGGTTCTTGAACAGCGCGCCAGAGTTCGTGTTGTCGTATGTCTTGCTCATGATTAAGCAGCCTTCTTCTGTTGCGTTACAGTTTGTGCATTCTGTTTGAATTGATCGTGATATGGCTTGAGGGCTAGGCGATGCTCTTTGCCAAGCGACTCGTAAAAGTCCTTATAGGAATCCATACCCTCGTTGGATTCCGCGCCAGCCTGAATAACCAGCTTGGCGATTTCTACATCGCTTAGCTTTGACGGGGCGGGGAGAAGTGCCGACAATTTTGCCAGCTCGCTTGCTTTAATTTTCCGCCCCTCGTTCTCAAGCTCTACCCACGGAGCTTCTAAGTCATAGAGATACCGACCGACACCCCATTTGACGGCAGCGCGTTTGAAGCTGTCGGAGTAGGAGCCTTTCTCTCCCTCGAAATCTGTTTCGCCGGCACCGTCTGACTTCCAAACCCAAAACGGGTTCTCTGGCATTGCCGCGTTGGCGAGCACGGCGTTGGCAACATGAAGCGAAATGCCGATGCGGCAAGTAATCCGCTTATCGTGTCCCATGACGTATTCGTTCTGCCAGCCGTAGGGCGTGAGGACTTCGTTGAACCTGTCTTGCACCGCGCGGGCGTCAACGTAGGCAAGGGCCATCCCTCGTGTTTTATCTTTCGTCGTGCTGCCGATACGCCAGCAAACATCCGCCGGATCGAACGGGGCGGCGAGGGCGGCAAAAATATCACTCATAAAGACTTCTCCTTCTCGCTCACAATCCCTTCGGGAAGATCGCCCTTTAGTTTTCGATATGCTCGGCCAGCCGTCAGCACTGCATCACGAATGCCGTCCACAAACCCCATTTCCGTAATGGCTTTCTGCCAATCAGTGACGATCAGCGTTTCCTTCGTGCGCTGAGTCATGACGCGACCGAACCCGCCGCCAACGCGGATATTTGTGTCTCGCTCGGCTCTGTTGGCCACGCGAATGGCCCTGTTGGCCTCGGCAACCTTCTGCGCCGCTTCCTGTTCGGCGGCGACTACATCAATGCCGACTTCGCCTAAGCCCGCGTTTTCCGCAGCTTCCGTCTTGGCCTTGATCGCGTCATTAGCTTCCTGGATTTTACGCTCGGCTTCTTCCGCAGCTTTGCGCGCTTCTTCTTCGGCTTTCTCTCGCTGCTCATTGAAGAAAGTGTCGAGCCTGCCGGTCGCCAAATCCAGTGCGGACCTGATAACAGCCATAGGCGACTTATAATTAGCGTTGATTTCTCGTACCCGCTCATTGAGAGGACGAACTTTCCCATCGCGCTCAGCATCCATATCGCTCCATGAAGATTTCGCCCGCTCGATCAAGCCTTTTGCGTACCGCGCCTTATCTTCATCGCAGATAACCGGCTCGTCTTTCAGGAATTGCTGTAGATCGGCCAGCGTGTCTTTGCTGCGCTCAATAGCGCCGGCTGGCGGGTTGTTATTCCCGGCAACGGCGCGCGGGTTCTGCGGCCCGTCCAGGCCATGCGCTTTCTCGAAATCTTCCAGCGTCATGCTCATGCTGCGTCCGCCTCTTTCGCAGCTTTGGACTTCTGTTGATTTTTCTGATACGCGGCTGCAAGCCCCTGATGGCTCCTCACATCCTCAGATCGCACAAAATCCATGCGGTACCCATCGGGATAATGTTCTCTGAAAGTTTCGTGCCGGTCTGGTCGAGAACCCTTGGCGACACCTAAGTCGCCGTACATAAATCCCTCAGACGAGCAAACATGACCGCCAAGACCCGTGCCATCCTCTGCAAGTAAGCAGCCAGAATACCAACCGGGACTACCGCCGTTATTGAAGCCGTAAATGACGGGCAATTCTTCAACCGGCTTATTCTTGGGGTTGTAAATTTCATACTCCATCACGCAGCCTCCTTTTCCGAATAAGCCTTCTTCGCAGCCCTCACGCTGAGTAATGCTGCGTTCAAACTTTCCTCAGCTTTATCAAGCGACGATTCCATGCGTGTTCTGAACGGTCTGCGCCGCTCTAATTCCGTTGCCGCAACATCAATGCGTTGCGCGGGGAAGATCAATGCGTTCGCGTAATATTCGATTGTATCTATTGCCCAATCGTCGGCGTATTCGGCTGCGGTTTGATCTACGTTCATGCCGTCCCCACTGGCGATATAAATTGCGCCGTATCAATCAGCGCAATTACGTCATCATGGGAATGCGTATCGTTGTATCTCGCGATGCGGTTTAGATTCTGGACGCTTGAGCCATTCCCGCCGCCAATAACTGCGACGAGAGATTCAACGACGCTTTTCTCGTCCGACTCATTAAGGCTGGCGGCAAAAATAGCTCCGCGCAAACACCGCTTTGTGGGTTTTCCTTTTTCGCGGATGATAGGCTCGTGCTGACACCAGCTTTCTTTGTTGGCGATCAACCCGCGAACCACTGAAAGTGATTTGTATAAAGTACTCATGCCATCAACCCCTTCGCCATCAGAACAATAGAAAGAAGAAGCCATGCGGATGCTGTGTGCGTGACTATCGAGAACCGCTTGCGATGTTCTGGAAGCCGCTTGTAGTCGCGGTCATACTTGTCCTTAGCCGCCCGTTCGGAATCCTCCGTCCAGCCGACAGAAACAAAAATCTCATTCACCTTGGCGCAAACAAGCAATTCATCGCGTCTGGCAATGCGGGCCATCAATTCAATCTGCTTGTGCGGCTCGCTCGTTTTGCAGCATTCGAGATTGAGACACAGGGCGCTCATGAGTTTGCCTCCGCCAGTTCTTTCCTGAATTCCATGCGCGTCTGAAAATCTTTGCGCTCGTTTCTGCTCCACCACACGCTGCCCTCTGCCTTGCGCTTTTCGATATACGCATCGTCAGAATTTCCAGCGCGTCTAAATTTGATTGCGCGGTTGCGGTGATATGCAGCCCAGTTGAGTTGTCCGAGGACGGGGAGGATGGTCATGCGCATCACGCGGCCTCCTGAACTTCGACAGGTTGGCCGTTCTTGAGGGTGTAAAAGGTGTTGGGCTTGATGCCGTCGCGACCTACAATTCCGGCCCATGCAGCGATGATCTTGAAGTTGTCGCTGCGCTCGACCAGGAAAAGGGCGCAACCGTCCGCGCCGGAAACGCGGCCTTCGCATCCAGAGGCGAGAGCAACACTGTCCTTACCTTCGACGGTCGCTGCGCTCCGGTAGCCGGTGTTGGTCGCTGCGCTCTGGTTGCCGGTGTTGGTCGCTGCGCTCCGGTAGCCGGTGTTGGTCGCCGCGCTCCGGTAGCCGGTGTTGGTCGCTGCGCTCCGGTCGCCCGTGTTGGTCGCTGCGCTCTGGTAGCCGGTGTTGGCTTCCTTCGCATTCTTCCAGTCAACGCGGGCGAGGATGTAATCGACGCCGCGCTTGATGAAGTCG